AAGGAGGCCAACCCCACGCTATCGACCGTCACCGAGGTCGCCGGCGCCGTACTGCCAGCGTTCGCGTCGGGGGGCGCGTCCACGGCATCGCGGATCCTCGGCGCTACGCCGGCCGGCATGGCGGCTCGAGCGGAGCGCGCCCTCACCGGAGCAGGCGCTGCGTCCGGGTTCGTCGGCAAGACCGCCTATGCCGCGGCGGGCGGTGCGGTCGAGGGCGCGCTCGCAGGTGCGGGCAGCTACCTCTCCAGCGTCGCGCTCGACAACGCCGACCTGTCCGCTGAGGCCTTCATGGGCGCGATGGGCAAGGGCGCGATGTGGGGCGGCGGAATCGGTGCGGGGACGGCAGCCGCGGAGCGTGGATTCGTTGCGGCACGCCGGCTCTTCCCGTCGAGCGAGGTGACGCGCGAGAGCGTCGTTGCTGCCGAGGAGGGCGTCAACCAGGCCGTCGGTGAGGCGCTGTCGGGCGGCGACGAACTGCTCGCGGCGGCACGACGCCAGCTCGACGAGCATCGCATGCGGATCGCTGCGGCCGGCGCTGCGGCGAAGGAGTCGGACCTCGCCGCGAAGCAGGAGATCAACCGGCTGCGCGTCGAGCGCGAACAGCTGCGTAACGATCGGCTGAAGGCGAAGACCGGTGAGGCCCCGATCGCCTCCGCTCCGACGACAGACCTGCCGAAGGGCTGGCAGCGCGGGCCGCACGTCGCTGCGGACGCTCCGGTCTACAGCGGCGCGCCGAAGTACGACGCGATCGACGAGGACGCGCTCTACGTCGTCAAGCCCGAGGAGCTCTCTGGCGCGACCGGACTGCCGGGCTTCGATCAGGGCCGCGCCGATGTCGTCGCCGATGCGATGGCACGCGGTCGCACCGTCGAGCCGATCCAGATCGCGGTGTCGCCGACCGGAAGGCTCGACATCGTCGATGGTCGGCACCGGATCGCCAATGCGCAGAAGTCCGGCGAACCGCTGGTGGTGCGCTACTCGCGGGGCGCCGAGATCGGAGAGAACGCGGACAAGGCGATCGACGACATCGCCGCAACCGCCGACGAGGGAGCCGACACGCTGCTGACCGCTGCGCGCAAGTACGAGGCGGCGAGCGAGAAGGCTGCGCAGTTCATGGGGCGCGAGGGCGTCCAGGACTGGCTCGCCAAGTACAAGCGCAGCGGCCGCTCCATCGAAGACTCGTTCGGTGGCACGTCGAAGGGCATCTCGCCGCGCGCAACGGATCGCGTCGAGCGGTTCGGGGACGATGTCGCCGACGAGGTTGCCGACAACGGGCGCAGCGTGGTGCGTGAGCTCGACAGTTCAGGACGCGTACTAACGAGCTATGACGAGGCTACCGGCGAGGTGCTCAAAGAGCGTATCCGCACCGGATCGACTGCGAGCGGCGGAGACATCTTCACCGACGTCAAGGGCTCCGGATCCGGATACGGCGAGCGGCTCGCCCGGAAGATTCTTGACGGCGGCACTCCGTCTCCGGCGCGCGCCGGAGCTGACGACGTCGCGCGGGCAGATGACGCGGCGGTAGCGGCGGCGAGCACGCGAAAGGCCGCGAAGGGCTCCAAGGCGAAGCGCAGCGTCGCGAGCGAGATCCTTGACTCGGCGGGCGGCGACGATCTGGAGCAGCGCCTGCTCGCGATGAAGCGTGGGATCGACGAAGGCGCATCGCTCGCCGACCTTGCCGCTATCCGCAACGGCCGACTCGTCGACGACACGAACGAAGCGATCCAGGCGCTCGGCGACCTGGACCGGGCGACGCACGACCTCACGATCGCGCTCGGCCCCGCGGCGCCGCCGTCCGCTCAGAAGGCAGCAGCCGAGTACGCCGAGGCGATCGCGCAGCAGAACGAGAGCCTCGCCGCGCAGACCGCACGCGCTCTCGACGACACGCACGCCGCCGAGCAGGCTGCGCAGCTCGGCGTGAAGACCCGCACCGTCAAGGATCAACTCGACGAGGTCCGCGTCCAGAAGGCCCGCGACGACGCCGCGACCAAGGCCGAACTGAACCGCCTGAAGGTCCAGGAGGCGCGTGCCAAGGCTGCCGCTCGCGAGTCGAAGGCTAGCAGCGCCGCGGAAGAGGCAGCCGACGAAACGCCGAAGTCCCGCACCGGGCGCCTGGTTGGACGTGCCGCCGACGCTGCCGCCGCCCTCGAGGTGCTCCAGACCGTCGGCATTCCGGGCGTGCCGGACCTCGACAAGCTGCCCGTCGTCGGCCCGCTGCTCGGCGCCTACCTGAAGTTCCGCGCCGGCAAGGCCGTCTGGTCGCGGCTCGGCGGCAAGGTCCCGGCCAGCACTGAGGCGCGAGTAGCGAGCAAGGCGGCCGAGATGCGCGACCGCGCGGCGAAGGCGATCGACAAGGCTCTCGAGGTCGGCGCGCGTGGAGCTCGCGGCGCCGCCAGAGTCTCCATCCCCGCTGCCATCACGGTGCTCAACTCGTCGCTGTTCGACGACGGCGAGCGCAAGCCGCGCGCTCCGAAGCAGAACGGCCCGGTCAAGCCGACGATCCGCGAGGTCATCGCCCGCCGCGGCGACGAACTGATCCGCGCGGCGACGAACGAGGACATCGTGCGGCGAACGGTCCGCCGCCAGGTGCCGCTCAGCAACGCGAAGGTGGCCGAGGCGCTGGAGAAGGCGGTGCTCCGCAAGGTCCAGTTCCTCTACGACAAGCTGCCGAAGGACCCGCGCGAGCCCAACCCGTTCCGCAAGGCCGACGACTGGACGCCCGATCCCGTCGAGGTGGATCGCTTCGCGCGCTACGTCCACGCCGCCGAGGATCCGGGCGCCGTACTCGACCGCATCGCCACTGGGCAGATCCTCCCCGAGGAGGCCGAGACGCTCAAAGCGGTCTATCCCGAGCTGTTCGCCGAGGTGCAGAAGCGCCTGATGGTGCGCGCCTCGGAGACCGGCACCGCATCGGATCTGCCGTTCGAGCGCCGCGTCGTGCTCTCGCAGCTGTTCGAGGTGCCCGTCGACGACTCGATGCGCCCCGAGTATCTCGCGTACTTGCAGAGCACGTACGAGCCGACCGCGTCCGACCCGGCCACGGCTGGCGCTCCGCCCGGTGCCGCTCCGCCAACTCCGACGATCTCCGCGAGCGTCGCGAAGCTCTCGACCGACACGATGACCGCCCTCGATCGCAGGGCAGCGAGGTAGCCATGTCCAACCGCACGCGACAGATCGATCTCTTCCCGGCCAGCGCCGGATCCGACGGCGGCGTCACGTCGACGGGGACGTTCTACTCCACGCCCATCTCGCTGCCGGAACAGGCCGTCGTCGGCATCCACCTGGAGTGGGACGCGGTGACCGACACCGATACGTTCTGGGCGAGCGACAAGCCGAAGCCGGACGAGACCGACGATGCCGACTGGGTGCAGGTCACCACGATCGTCGTCACGAGCCCGACCGGCTCGGAAAGCAAGCACCGCTACGACCTCGACCGCGTCGGCGCGCGCTGGCTGCGGATCAAGGTCGTTCACGGCTCGGGCACCGGCAAGCGTCGCGGCTGGGCGACGATCAAGGAGGGGTGATCGTGACGATCGTCCAGGGCATCCGTGGCAGCACGGCGCCGGAGTCCAACTACTTCCAGCTGCGCATCAACAGCCTTGGAGCGGCGGCGGTTCCGAGTGCGACGAGTGGCACGTCGATCACGCCGGGGAGTAACGCGTACGGCAACTACGCGTCGCTGATCCCCGGCATCGATCCTGGTGGCGGCGCGCCATACGTCAGCCACGACGTCTACGGACTCTGGATCTACGCCGTCGCGGGTAGCGTCTCGACGGAGGCGCGCGACCTGCTGCTCACGATCGGCGTCGACCCGGCTGGCGCGACGACGTTCGTCGACAAGATCTCGCACCTCATCTGTCCACAGGCGTCGCCGTACCTCGGCGCGTCGCTGGCCGGAGGACACGCCTACTACTTCCCGCTGCTCATCCCGGCAGGGACGAGCATCGGCGCGAAGGCGAGCGTCAACCACGGCACGGTCCGCACGGTTCGCGCGTTCGTGATCCTCGACTGCCGCCCCACCCGCCCCGATCTGCTGCGCGTCGGACGCACCGTGACGACGTTCGGCGCCGTCACGGCCAGTTCGCGAGGCACTGCCGTCACGCCCGGCACCGTCGCCGAGGGCGACTACGTGCAACTCGGGTCGGCACTGACCACGTCCATCTTCCACTGGAATCTCGGCATCGGCTGCAACAGCGGCGCGATGGAGAACACCGTCGTTCACGGCGATCTCGCGCTCGAGACGGGCAGCACGAAGCGACTCGTGGTGTCGAACCGGCAGCTGTTCACGACCTCCGGTGAGATCTCCGGATCGAAGGATGCCGGCTCGTACGCCGACGGAGTGATCGGGGACAAGGTCTACGCGCGGCTCCAGCAGGCGGGGACGCTCGATGTCTACAGCTGCGCCGCATACGGGGTCGGGCCGTAACAATGGCCGCGCCCCCGCCCACGTCAACGTCGAGGCGCACCGCCGTGAGGGGCGGGCGCTTCAATGTGCGAGGAGCGAAGTGGCGCGTTGAGGAGGCGGGTGCGCGCATCTCGCGGCGGACGTTCTGGGGAGAGGGCGGCCAGCACGCGGCGGTGCTGTTCGGAGCAGGCGCCGACGACTGCGTGATCGAGGACTGCGACTTCGTGGACTGCTTCCACGGGATCGAGATCGACGGCGCAAGGAACCTGCGGCTGATCAACTGCACCGTGCGCTTCACCGAGGCGATCACTTCGTCATTCGGCTTCTACGCGCTCGACGGGCAGGGCCTCAAGTACCACGGGTGCGAAGTCGAAGGCGCCAACCTCGACTCGTACAAGTCGGCGTTTGACTGCCGCGATGTCACGTACCTCGACTGCACGTCTAGAAACAGCGGCAACGGAGCGCCTGAGGGCGGAGGCTGGGACCTCGCGTACGGCGGCGACACGATCAAGCTGATCGGGTGCAAGGCGTTCGACTCCAACGGCGTCGACGTCACGGTCAAGACGCACCAGGACTTCCCGAGCACGGTCGGCGATGTCGAGGTGATCGGGTTCCACAGCGAGAACGCGGTGTACGGCTTCACCGTCGAGGCCGTCGATTCGCTCGACTTCCCGAATCCGCCGTCGAATCCCGGGACGCGTCCGGAAGCGAAGCGCGTCAACTTCGTCGGCGGCATCGTCAAGAACGCCACGATTGGTGCGTTCCTGAACAGCCAGCACATCAACGTGATCGGCACGCAGTTTCACGGCTGCGAGCAAGAGGGCGTCATCCTCTACCGCAACGCGCGGGATGTTGGCCTCTCAAACGTCAACATCGTGGCGTGCGCCTCCGCATTCGGCGGCTCCAAGCCGGGGATGACGATCCGCGGCGCCCAGCGAGTGACGATCGACAAGGGCCTGATCGACGGCAGCGACGGGACGACCACGACGCACCGGGCGGCGATCGAGATCTTCGACAAGGACGTCAACAACCTCGCCAACGACATCACGATCGACAAGACCCGGATGCGGAACGTCACCGCGACCGGATCGCCGATCATCGCCTGCTTCTCGGCGACGGCGCAGGTCGTTGTCGACGTGTGGGGGACGGGCGCTCCGACGGGGAGCCCCGGCATGCATGGCGGCCCGGGCAGCACGTATCGCCGCCTCGACACCGGCGACATCTACAAGAAGACCGACGCGGCGAACAGCAAAGCAGGGTGGGTCGCGCTGTGAGCGGCGACGACAAGCCCGCCCGCCGCGGCTGGTCCGACGAGAAGCGCGCCACGTTCGGCCGCAGCCGTCGCGACACGGCGCGTCTCGAGCCGCCGCTGCCGCCGATCCGCGCGCCGCGACCGAGCACGGCAGACGACGGCGACGTTCCCGAGCTGTCCGCGCTGGCCGCCGAGGTACGCAGCCACGCGATGCGCCTCGTGGCGCTATCGGGCGAGCACGGGACGAACGGCAAGGTGGGCGACCTGCGCGCGACTGTGGCGCAGTGGCGCACGACGGTGATCGGCGTGGCGCTGGCGGTGCTCGGCGGACTGGCCGGGGTCGCCTGGAAGATCCACGACGGCGCGGTGGCGTCCGGTGAGCGGCGTGGCCGTCTGGAACTGCGCGTGGAGATGCTGGAGCGCGACCTCGGCGAGCTGCGGGCAGACCGTCGCGCAAGCCGCCGGGATCACATCGACCCGGGCACAAGTTTCAAGCCGACGCAAGGATTGTCGGCGCAAGGAGGTACTCCGTGACCATGGCGAAGCTCTCGATTCTGATCCTGTCTGCTGCACTCGTCGGCGCCGTCGCTGGCGACGCTCTCTACTCGGTCGGCTACGCGAGCGGCTACAGCGGGGTGCGCCCCGAGCAGCCCGACGCGGTGAGTGGCGCCGACGCTCCGGTGCTCGTCGCGCAGCTGAGCGTCGACGCCGGCGCCGCGCACGTCGGGCTGGTGCCGACCTCGAGCGCAGATGCGCCGAGCGGTATCGCGACCTCGCCGGCCGTTGCGCCCGTCGTGCTGCCGAGCGATCCGGGCGGACTCGCGTGGCTGCTCGTGACGGCCGCGAAGGATGGTAACTGGCGCATCGCCGCCGCTGCGGTGCTGTCGCTGCTGATGCTCGGCCTCAGCTACACGCCGGTGCGCAGCAAGCTGTTCAAGGGCGACCGAGGCGGAGCGATCCTCGTGCTGCTGCTCGCGGTGGCCGGTGGCGTCGTGACGGCGCTGGTCGCCTCGGTGCCGATCAGTGGCGCGTTGCTGCTCGGCTCGATCGGCGTCGCGTTCACGGCGGCTGGTGGCTACCAGATCATCAAGCGGATCATCTGGCCGGCGACCGAGGCGGCGAAGTGATGGACTTTCCTGTCGGCGATCTGCCGGCCTGCACGTGCGGACCGTACTGGAGCGTCGTCCCTCCGCCGCCGTGCCCGCACCACTCGTCAGCACAGGTCGGCTACTACCTGCCCCTCGCCACCATCAGCCCCAACGGCTGGCGCTGCCCCGGCTGCACCACCGTCTGGGCGCCGAGCGTGGCGAAGTGCGACCGCTGCGGGCCGCGGAGCGACTTCCTGGACCGCGTCGATCCGCCGGAAGGATGGCCGTCGCGATGAGCGTCTCCAACTGGTTCGGCGACGAGCACGCCACCGCTCTCGGCGATGCCCTGCGCGAGGCGAAGCGCGACGGCAGGGGTGTCACGCTGCACGACGACGCGTGCAAGGTCGACCGCCGCGAGCGGGGCTGCACCTGCACGCCGATGACGCTCGTGCCGGGGGCGGAGGCGTAGATGGCACCCTCGCTGCGCATCCGCATCAAGCCGCGCCTGCCGACCAAATACCGGCGGGACTGCATGTGCTGCTCGGCGAACAACTACGTCCGCGACGCGAAGCGGATTGCGATGCGCGGTGCGTTCGCCGAGGCCGCGATCCCCGAGGGCGTCGAGCATCACCGCGAGTTGATCGCGCACACAGCCGCCGGCGAGTCGTTCATCTGCTGGTACGGCGACGAGTACGACTTCGCGTATTTCGATTGCGGCGACGACTGCGCGATGTGCACAGGAGATAGCGAGCACTGGACGAACCGCCTGCCCGACGGCGTCACGTTCACCCCCGCCGAGGCTCGCCATGGACGGTGACCTCCTCGCCGGCCTCGTTGGTGCAGGCCTCGGCGCCCTGTCCGTCGGCGGCATCTCGCTGCTGCTCTACTTCGAATCGCGCGGCCGTCGCACCGCCGAGGTCGCCGTGGTCACCGCCGAGTCGTCGCGCGCGAAGTTCGCCGAGGCGTCCGAGCGGTTCGAAGCTGGCCAGCGCACCGCCGAGGCCCGCGTCGTCGCGACCGATGCGCACGTCAAGGAGCTGGAGGACGAGATCGATGCGCTCTACAACGACCTGCCTGCGTGTGACGATCCTCGCGTCGCTCGCGATCGCCTCCGCCGCGTGCTGGAGAGGTCGCGCGCCCGCGCCGGTCTGCCCCGACCTGCCGCCGGAGCCGCAACCGTGCGTCCTGCGGGCGCCGCCGACAGCACCGGCGCTGGAGGTGCCTGAGTGTCCCGCCGAGGGAGAGTGCCCGCCGCTCGCTCCCGAGGCCGAGGCGCGGCTAGCGGAGTACCTGGACCGTCTGGAGATGTGGTCGGCGAGGGCGTGGGACTTGTGCGGATCGGCGATTCCGCTCCCGGCGACGTCGTCGAAGCCTACCGGGACGGGCGAACCGTGAGTGGCTACGTTGTCCACCTCGCCTCGATGGTCGCCGTGCAGCCGCTGCGCGACGGCAAGCGCCTCGGGCTCACCGGCGATGCGCTGTGGCTCGAGCCGGACGCGCTCGTGCGGGTCGTGACGACGGCGGAACAGTTGCGGGCCGGGAAGCTCGAGCGTGGATCGGGCGGCGAGGTCGACCCGCTGCAAGGAGCTGCGTGATGCGCCTGATCGATCTCAACCCCGAGTTCGTCGGCCACGGCGGCGAAGGAGTCTATCGCTCCGATACGGGCGAGCCCGTACCGCGGACGGAGCGCGCCGGCATCATCTTCGACTGCCCGTGCGGAAACACGGATGAGGATCATCGGCTGTTCGTGCCGTTCGCGAACCCGATCGGCCCAGGCCCGCTGATCTCGCAACAGGGATGGCAGCGCCGCGGCGACGACGTCGAGACGTTGACCCTCACGCCGAGCATCCTGCGCCACACCGACTGCGCGTGGCACGGCTTCATCACCGACGGAGAGGTGCGGACAGTATGAGCGGACTCGATCTCGTCCGCCTGTCGGACGAACTCATCGCCGACCGCCGCTGGACGTCGTGCTACGGCGACGGCACCATCCCGTCGCGGATGCGTTGGCTGCGCGCCGAGTGCGCAGCGTCTTTGCCGCCCGACCTCGTGTTCAGCGACCTCTTCCGCTCGCCGGCGAGCTCGCTCGAGGCCGTCGCGCGCGGACGTGGCGCGCTTCCGCCTGGGTATAGCTGCCACAACTTCGGAGGCGCCGTCGACCTCGACGTTGACGCCACGATGCGGCGCCTCGGCTACACCAAGAAGCGCCTCGATGAGTACATGGCCGCCGCCGGCTGGTACTGCCACCGCAGCGACCACAAGCGTGGGAGCGAGGACTGGCATTGGAATTACCTCCCGTCGCCCCCGAGCGGGCGCCTCTCCTCCGACGAGGCAGAGCGCCACCTCGTCGATCTGTACGAGGCGCAGTGGTCGGCGCTCCGCAGCGATCTCCACGCCGAGCAGACCGCGCTCGCGGCCCTCGGGCTCTACCGCGGCGCGATCGACGGCATCGTCGGCAAGCAGACGCGGTCCGCGCGGGCGGCGTTCTCGTCGGCGTGGCTCACCCGCCCGACCGCCGACTACTACCGCGTGTTGTGGCTAGCCGCGCAGGCGAAGCGCTACGAGGAGTAGCCATTCGTCGCCGCGCGATCGTCCAGAGCGAGTCGCCGCGCCAGTACGCGACGAGCTCCTCCGGGTCGATCCAGTAGATGCCCGCGACACCCTGTCGCTGCTCAAGCGTTGCGACCGGGGCGCGCTGCACCGGCACGCCCTCGCGGAGCAGGCGATCGAGTAGGTGGTACGTGGACCGCTCAGTGAGGCCTACGATCTTCTGCAGCCGACGCGCGGTCATCGGGCGGTCGTACAGCGCGCGTATCGCGGCGAGGTTGCTGTCGCGGCGGACGACGCGGCGGCGCTTCACGGATCGAGCCCCAGACGGCGCCGGATCCACTGGGTGAGCAGCAGGCCGGGGCTCTCGAGGTCGCGCGCCGCCTCCAACTGGGCGCGCTCGGCGTCGGTGCAGCGAAACGTGATCCGCTGGCCGGCCACGTCGATCATGCGGCGCGGACGGCCGAGCTTGCGGGGCGGGGCGGTCACTCGTCCTCGTCGGAGCAGGCCTCGGCGAGTAGGTAGACGTCAGAGTGGCGCGATTTGTAGACTTGCCCGTCTACGTCACGCCAGCGAGTACCGTCGCCGGTACCGTCGCACGGCACGATCGTGTGCCCGCAGCCGGTGCGCGCGACCAACTCTCGAATGGTTCGCGACGGCTCGGACACCAAGGGTCCGCGACGAGGGTGAGACTGGACGAGGACGTAGCTAACTCGGGTGAGGTTGCGCTCGGTCATGGCATCTCCGGTTGGGTTCAGGTTGTGAGCTTGCCCGCTCGGCCCCGCGTGGCATCGCGGAGCCTGGCGAGTCGGCTCGGATCAGCCCTGGCCGGCGGCGATCGCGCGGGCGCAGGCGGCCCAGGCAGCCTCCTCGGTCATCGCGGCGAGCCGCGTGCGCTGCTCCTCCGTGAGGTCGTCGTAGTCGTGCTCCACGTCGCCGACGTCCTCGCCTAGGGCAATCCTACACAGGACGAACTGCGCGGTGTCGTCGTGCTCGCGGGCCTCCTGGAGGAGAGCGTGGATCTGCGCCTCGGTGACGAGCGGGATGGGATAGGTCTCGGTGGTCATGGTCGGTCTCCCCTGTGCTGCGGTTGCGGCCAGCTCCGTCGCCGACCGTGAAACCAGTATGTCTATTCGTCGGACGAAAGTCAACGGGTAGATTTCGGGTCCGTGTCGATTTCGGCGGCGTCGATCGCGTCCTCGAGTTCGCGCCGCGCCGAGTCAGCGCGACGCGACGCGACATCGTAGTCGAGCGCCAGCGGGCAGCGGCCGCCCACGGTGCGGATGCCGTCGCCGCACTCCCGGCAGCTACACGCATCGGCACGCTCCGCGGCGTGGCTGACGGACTCAGCGGCGGCGCGGACCGCATCGCACAGGGCGACGAGGCCATGCAGGCCACGGCTGGCGGCCTGCTCACGGACTGAGGCGATCTGGTGCTGGGCGAGGTACATGGTCTCTCCTGTGTGTGCGCTGGTGTGCGCTGGTGAGGTTGCCCGGTCGAGGTCGCGAGCGGCGTGCTCGCGGCCCCGGCCAGGTCGCCTCAGGCCTGGATGACCGCCTCGCAGCAGGTGCAGACCCAGTATGTCGGCATCGTGATGCGGCGCTCGTGGGCACAGGCGGCCTGGCGCTGGCGGAGGGTGAGCTTCTTCGCGGCGGGCTTCTTGTTCGTCGTCGTCATGTACCCAATCTAGAGTTTCGTCGGGCGAAAGTCAACTGGGGATCGACAGGGGATGTCGATTCTCGCAACCCATCGACACTACTCGGCTCTGCCCGTCGGCCGGAACCGCTCCGGCGCGATGTGGACGTCGTCGGCGCGCCCCGGGATCCACACCACGAGCTCAGCGCCGGTGTCTCTGATGACCTCCGCGGCGCAACCGGCGATCTCGTCCCAGATGTCGCGTTGCCCCGTCTCGCTGTTGTACGCGGGCCGGATCTCGCCGCGCTGGCCGACTCGGCTGATGCTCACGGCGCGACCTCCCAGTCCGTGGCGAGGTAGTCGTCGCGGTCGAAGACGCTATCGCCGGCGTGGCTGTGGAGGTTGTCGAGGCCCTCGCCGTAGTCCGTTTTCCATGACGCCGACTCGTCGCGGAGCAGGAACCATGTGCCGCTACACGGTCGCTTCGGATCTGGCTTGCGCCGCATCGGCTTGCCCGTCGCGAGGGCTTCGAGGAAGGTCATAGCGTCACGCCTCGCTCCGCCGCCCACTCGGCGAGCGGTACCGGCTCTGGACCAGGTGCACCGTCCGCCCAGCGCCACCAGACGCCTAGGCGCTTGCCGAGCGCGACGATCGCGACGGCCTCGGCGTGGCCGTCCGCTCCGTCGTCGCCAGCGACTCGCCAGATCTCCATGTCGAGGTCGACTAGCCAGCCAGCGCAGTAGACACCCTCGCTCCAGTCGGACATGCGCTCGCGCAGGTCGTCGATCTGCCGCTCGCGCTCCGCCTTCCTGCTCGCCCGCACCTCGGCGATCAGGCGGCGGACGGTGTCGAGGCAGGCGAGGCGGCCATATTCGGCGGCATCGTCGGCGTAGGAGACGAACGGCCCGCGTTGCGGCGGACCAGAACGGTTTCTCTCTTGCCGGTCCGCCGCCCGCTCCAGCTCCGCCAGTTCCTCGTCGGTGAGCGGGGTCATGGCTTGGTCACTCAAGGTCGGAAGCCCTCTCTGGGTGCGCGATCAGCTCGCCGATCGACGCCCACGCCTCCAGCCACAGACAGTAGCGGCAGGCGTAGATGCGCATGGGTTGCTCTCCGGACTGGCGTGGCTCGCCGCAGCAGTGGCACACGCAACAGCGCTCGGCCTGCGCGAGGCTCGACCATTCCGGCGAGCCCATGTCGCTCCGAACGCAAAAGCACGACCCGCACGCGTGCGCTCTGACCACGCCGCTCGGGTCGGTGAGGGGCATGGGGTTCATAGCTCGTCCTCTCCCATCAGCTGGGCACGGGTCAGCATCCGCTCGGTGGCGCCGAAAACCGGTGCCATCCTGATCGTGACGATGTAGAAGGTCTGGCGATCGCGGCTCACGAGTAGGCCTTGCGGGTCGCTCTGAAATCGCCGGTACAGCGCGAGCGATGCGACCAACGCGGCGCTCTGGAACCCATCGGCCTGCACAACAGCGTCCGGGTGCTCGATGTCCGCCTCGTTCATCTGCCGCTCCTCGTCGAGCCACACTTCCCACTGCTCGGTCATGGCAGATCCTCCTGCTCCAGGTCGCGCAGGTCGTCCTCAGTGATGCCGCTTTGGCGCGGTGCCTCCAGCGCTGCGATCCGCCGCTCGCACTCGGCGAGGCGGGCGAACAGGCCGGGGCCGAGCGAGGCGGAGTTATCCAGCGTGGCGAGTACAGGCAGCGGCACCGCGCCGCTCGTCCGCTCGCAGTTGCACGCCGCGTCCTCGGTGGCCAGCGAGTCGCAGTCCGCGTCATGGCGAACGAGGCGCGCGTACAGCACCTCGTCGTCGACGCTGAACACCCGCGACGGGTCACGGTGAGGCGTCGCGTTCACGACGATCTGACCGAGGCGCAGGTCCGGGCAGTCCATCCAGTAGGCGCGCAGGCGGGCCAGGATGCGGTCGATGCGGGCGGGGTCTCTCATGGGTCCGTCCATGACTGCTCTGGCTTGCAGGTCGGACAGAGGCACGCCCCTGCGAAGGGGCACTCCTTAACCGGTCCCATGCGCGCCCATGTCTGGCACTCGCACTCGCCGACAACCCGGCCCGGTCCATTGTCGCAGTTCACGTGATGGTCGCGGATCGCTTTTGCGATCTCAGATGCACGACGCGCCACCTCGTCACGTTCCTGTTGCTCCATTTGTTACTCCAGCTGCGGTTTATCCACACTCAGCGCGGCTCGCTCCGGAACGCCAAGCTGTTGCGATCGTTGGCCAACCCCTGAACATTCATGCGGCTGGCATAGGTCTGCAAAACCACCATTCGTCAGTTCAATCCTGACCGGCACCTCTCCGACGGAGAATCGCCCCTCCGACCGTGGTCACGAACCGGCCGCCGCGCACCTGAAAAACTCCATTATTGCTCCGACTGATCAGGGTTCTTCTCGACGAGCAATCGCATGGCCTTGGACGCCTCGGCTTTCTCGTCGCGCCCGATCAGGCTGTAGTGGGCTGTCATCGCCGAGGTCGCGTGCCCGGTGATCGCCCGCAGCACTTCGCCGGTCGTGACCTGGCGCGCGAGGTTGTTGAACGTCCGGCGAAGCCCGTGGGTCGTGACGCGCGGGACGCCGGCGGCCTTGCACGCCTTGTCCAGCACGGCGCGCAGCGGCGTTCCACGGTGCGCGGTTCCGCGGCGCGTGGGAAACACCAGACCACTCGCACGGGGCCGGAGCAGGGCAAGGACGGGCGGCGGCAGCGGGACGGTGCGCCAGCTCTTGCGCGTCTTCGGCGTCACCTCGGCGCCTCGCCAGTTGCCGCGCCGGACGCTGATCTCCATCGTTCGCGTGTTGAAGTCCTCCCAAAAGAGTCCGCTCGCCTCGCCCCAGCGCAGCCCCGTGTAGCCGATGAGCATCACGATCGCGCGCCACTGCTTCGGGATCGCCGCTAGCAAGTCGCGCAGCTGCTCGGCGTTGAGCAGGTTCGGGTTCGCCTCGGTGTAGCCGACCGGCGTCGGGGCCGTGACGCGCTCGCAGAAGTCCCGATCTGTCAGGCCGTCCGCCTTCGCATCCTTCGCGATCACACGCAGCAGGCGCAGCATGTTCAGCACCGTGTTGTCCGCGAGGCCGGACGCGATGCGCTCGGCGATGAACCGGCGCACGTCGCTTGGCTGGATCGCGTCGACGAAGTGATCACCGAGAGCGGGCAGGATGTGCTGGTCGAGGTTGTTGGCGTACTTGTACACGACGCTTGGCTTGAGGCGGCTTTCCCGCTCGGCGATCCAGCCACTCACGTATCGTCTCAGTCGGACGCGGGCCTTCTTCGGACCGACGTCGCGCAACTCGGCGTGGAGCTCGGCGCGCCGCGCCTCCGCCGCCGCCTTCGTCCCCGTCACCGTCTCCATCGCTCCGATCTTCGCCCCGGTCTTCGGGTCCCGCGCCTGGACGCGGATCCTCCACTTGCTCGGACCGAGCTTCTCCAGACCGCGCACGAACGCCATGCCGTTTCTCCAGTCGGGCGCGCACGAACGCATCAAGCGTCGCGCGCAGGAACACGTAGGACCCTCGCGGGCCGACACCGTCGGGGACCAGCTCGCCGCGGTAGACGCAGTGCCGGATCGCGCCGGGCGTGTGAAAGCCGAGGTAGGTCATTGCCTCGGCGGTGTTGAGGTACGGCCGTTCGCTCATCTCCGCCCCTCAATCGCCGCCATCTCGGCGCGGTAGTATCGGCGCTCCCATTCGGCGCGACCGTGTCCTCGCCCACGCTTCCCGCCGAGCGTCGACACCCGCAGGTCGTTGCGGTCAAGCCGCCCCTCCATCGTGCAGGCGTACGCGGGATGAACGGGCAGGTCGTTCCCGGCGAGGTACGCGAAGACGTGCTCGGTCTTCCACCACCCGATCGGCCGGCACGTGTTACGCGAGACGAGGCTGTTCACCCGCATCGTCATCCGTCGCGTCGAACTCTCCTCGGCGCGGACACCCGACGCGTAGCGGTGGCCGAACTCGCGGGACGCTTCCTCGAAGGCCTCCTGCGCTCCGTCGTGACCGAGATGCCGATTCCAGTCGTCGTCGGGCAGCACGGCAGGTCGCTCGGCGTATGCGCACGGGTAGCGCGCGAGGAACGCGTCGCGCACCAGCGCGCAGTCGGGGTTCTCGATCGAGCCGGCCGGGAACCACACCACTGGCAGATCCGCTCCGATCATCTCGGTGGCGAGGTGCGCCACGACGACGCTGTCCTTGCCCCACGACACGCTCACGTAGCCCGCACCGCCAGCAAAGAACTCGTCGAGCGCGCGGCGCGCATCGTCGATCAGCCGGCGCATCGCTGCCGTCGCGTAGATCTGCCGATCGAACCCCTCCAGCATCGACCAGTGCCGGAGATCCCCCGGCGTGTGCCGTCGCGACGCGATCAGCACTACGGCTCCACGCACGCCGCGAGCCGCGACGCGTGGTAGTAGGGCGGCCGCAGCCCGCCGTACCCCGGTGCGCCGTCGACGGCACCGAGCGGAATACGTCGCCGCAGTCGCCCCTCCTCGTCGACCACGGAGCGGTCCACGTCGCACTGCTCGACGCGCCACTCGCGCACCGTCCCCGATCCGATGTTGCGCTTCTTCCCGATCGCCGGCACGTGCGCCGTGAGCAGCGCCTGGATCGCGTCCGGATCGCCGTGCGCGTACCAGACCACCTCACGCGCCAGCACCGTCGGGATCGACAGGTCGTAGGCCTTCGTCGCGCCCGCGCCGGTGTTGAGCGTCTTGTCCTTGGCGTACCGCACCATCTTCGCCGCCTCCGGCTTCTTCCGCACCTCGAGCACGCCTCGTGCTGCCCAGACGGAATCGTCCGCCGCCGACGCGCACCAGCCCCAAAGCTGCGGGTGCGTCCCGTCGCGCTGGCCCGGCGCCGCACCGTCCCGATCGCGGCGTGCCTTTCGCAGCAACCTCTCATCGCTCACCTCGCCGACGCGATCGCACCACCACGTGGAGAGCGGCATGCGCAGATCGGTCGGCCACTCTGCCGTCTCGATCGGCGGGATGGTCAGCCGCGTGCGCATGTCCAGGTCGTGGAACGCCGCGTAGGCGATCGGCCCGTCGATGTGCAGCAGGTCGCCGAGGTACGCGATCGGCTCGTCCATCACCGCGATGATGCGCATCGGGACGTAGGCGCCGCGCGATCGCATCGTCCAGGTCACGCCACCGCCTCGCGGATTGCGGCGAGGATCTCCGACTTGCGCTCGCGCAGGTGCGCCACGTACTTCGCGCCACGGTCGCCGCCGACGCCGGACACCGCGAGCGCCTCGGTCGGCTCGTACTGCGGCGTCGTGACCCGCAGCGCACTGCGCAGCTCGACGGCGATCGCCCCGTAGCCGACGCTGTTCTTCGCGCCGATGTGCGTTGTCAGCTCGCCGTCGCGCTGCCCGCCAGCGGAGTAGTGGAACGCGCTGGCCAGCGCCGCCATCTCCAGATCGGTGATGTCGCCGAACCAGACCGTGCCCCAGAGCTTCGCCCCGGCCGCGATGCACTGGTAGTCGTAGATCATCTGCGCGCTGTCACCGCGATCGCTCGGCGTCGACTCGGCGAGCGCCTTCTTCTTCTTGCCCTCGACCTTCGCGGTCGCCTCGCCGGACAGCAGGCGCACCCCGACGGCCTTGCTCGCCATGTCGTGCCGCGTCCCGAAGTCCTCGACGCGCAGCGCACCGGCCCGCAACTGGAGATGCGGCGAGTCACGCAGATCGTCGGGTAAGCGCCAGCTGTTCTCCTTGCAGATCAGGTGCAGATGCGAGACGCGGAGCTTACTCTCCGTCATCGCGTTGCCTGCCGAGTATCCGCACAGCGAGAGCGCCGGAAACAGCTGCTCGAGTTGCCTCGCCGCGCCGAGATCGATCGCCGCGCCGCTCTTGCTCAGATGCCCGCCGCTGAACAGCAGGTCGACCTCAGCCTTGCTCAGCGATCCGTCCTCGACGCCGAGCGCGTCTAGCGCGTAGCTCACCGCCGACGCGCGCAGCTTGTGCTTGACGCTGTTCCCCGAGATGAACGGAACGCGCCCGACGCTGCCGTCATCCAGCACCACCGGTTGCATCCTCAGCAGCTGGGTGTTCCCGCTCGTCCCCGCGCCATGGAGGATCGGCTCCAACGCCGTCGCCCTGATCTCGATCTTGCCCGTGGTTCTCATGGTTCTTCCTTTTCAGTTCCAGGTGGTGCTCGCAGAGCGTGTTCGTCGCGACGCGCGGGTTGTTGCATCTCCGGCACAGGCCGGCGCTCCATCGCTTCCGTTGGTACTTCTTCACCGTCGCTGTTCGCTGCGCGATGCACTCTTCGCAGCGTCGGCGCCCCGGCTTCGGCGGCTGGTCACACGACAGGTTGCCGATACATCCGCCGGCATCCGCCTTGACGCGCTTCGCCGCGGCGTATCGCGCGTTACCTGCCGCGACCAGGTGCTTCTTCCGCCGCTTCACCCGCGCGCCTCGTACTCGGCGCGCTGCTCGGCGCGGCGTCCTTGCGCTATCGCGACGACGTAGAGCGCCTGCGTCTCGCAGAGGTGACGGAACCGCTCGAAGTCACCGCTCGCCGTCAACGTCTCGGCCAGCGAAGAGATCTCCTTGCTGGTGCTCTCCGCTGTCGCGTCGATCTGGAGCTTGCGCCCCATCACCGCGACGAGCTGGGCGAACGAGTCCGCCGTCGCTGCCGCGGTTTCGAGCGCGCTTCGGGCCCGCGTCCACCAGTCGATCGGGCGGATCTTGTCCGTCGACGCCGACCGCATCATCGCCAGCACGAGCTGGATCCCGAGCTCCATCCTGCTCTCGTCCGTCTCTTCCCCCATCGGTCACCTCCGTCTCGGTCTTGCGCGCCAGGAACAGCGCGAGGTTGAACAGCGGGCTGCCTCGGTCGCGGCGCAGTGCCGCGTCGCCGGTCCGCCACACGTCGAGTCCGATCTTGATCAGCCGCCCAGGGTTCGGCCCGTCTACGATGTCCTGCTTGCTGAACCCGGCGTCCATCAGCGTGCCGATCGCTCCTCGCACGCGCCGGTACTCCCCCGGCGTCGCGCGAACCGTCGTGCGCTCGTGCCGCACCGACCACACCGCGCTGCCGAGGTTGACCTCCGCAAACGGCAGAGTGTGGATCTGCCCGCCCTCGGCGATCGACATAAGCCACCGTCCGCCCGGTGGGTTCGCCAGCACCTCGTCGAACGTGCGCGGGCCGGCCTTGCTGCTGTGCAAGTGGATGCGCGGCCCGAGGTTCGGCGCCGACGGGTGGTTGTCCGGCCACGCGGACGGAGGCTGCGCAGCCCAGATGATCGACCATAGGCGCAGCGTGTCCGGCGGCCTACCGGTCATCGCCCACGCGCACGCGACGCAGAGCAGCGGCGAGGACGGCATGCTAGCCTGGTCCTGGTCGGTGAACGTGTCGGAGATGACCGCCGCTTGCGAGCAGCACGGGCCGGCGATCGTGTCGGCGCACCAGTAGCAGCGGCCCTCGCCATCGATGATCGGGCGGCGCGGATCGGGACGGCCGGCTGCGGCCCAGAGGATTGGCGGGGCTCTCATCTCCGCCCCGCCACCTCGTCGCGTAGAGCGGCGAGCTGCTGGCGCAGATCGTCGACGTCGGCACGTAGGCGAGCCACTTCGGCATCGGTCGTTCCTGCGACGGCCAGGAGTTCGTCGGGCCGAATGGAGAGCGCGGCGGCGACGGCACCGATGCGCTCGGCGCTGAGCGGCGGCCGCTCGCCTCGCTCAACGTCGCTCAGGTACGTGATCGAGACGCCGATTCGTTCTGCGACGGCGCGGAGCGTGAATCCGCGGCCGACGCGCGCTTTGCGGAGAGCCTCTCCGAAGCGGTTCGCGCTCACGGCACCCCCTCCGGCCGGTACGCCGCGGCGAGGTTGCGGGCGATGCTGGCCCCGCGAGCGGCGCGGATGATTAGGTAGGGCCGCTCCACGAGATCGTCGCCGGCCGCATGGTTGATGCGGCGCGCACAGGTCGCGCAGTACGGCATCCTGGTCTGCGTGTGGATCCACGCGGCGTCGTGTCGGATCTTGATCGAGCACGCTCGGCGAGAACAGGTCTGATCCGTGCTGCTCACGTCCCCTCCAGGGCGAACGCGGCACGCACCGCATCCACAAGCTTGCGCTGTTGTTCCGGATCGATGCGATCGCTGCGCATGTAGTCGCTCCATGCAGCGTTCGCCGAGTCGACCTCGCACCCCTCGCGGTCGCACCTGGGGCAGCGGCCGCTCATCGCTTTCTCCGCGGCAGGTGATCGCCCGCCTTGATTCCAGCGATCGCTTCGTCGATCTCATCCGCGGCGCCGCGCCAAAACTCGCTCCTCGTATCACTCTCTGCCCGTCTCGCGGCGCGAGCGCGACTGCGCAGGTACTGCAGCACCCGCCGCTCGTCGGGGCTGAGCTTGGTGAGACGCGGCATCAGGGCACCTCCGCTCGGCACGCCTCGATCAGCGCCGGCAGGATCAGATCGCGCAGCACGACTGCCGAGCACGTCGGCGCCATACGGATCGACTCGTAGACGTCGCTGCCGAGGACGTCGGTGACGTAGTCCGGCATCTCGCTCAGCCAGACGTCGACGCTGTCGCTCAGGTAGTCGTCACCCGAGTCCTTGACCCAGTCGTAGGCGCGTCGAGCCTCTGTCTTCGACAGGCCGTCGCGGCGCTGGCGTCGGATCGTCTCGAGGCAGTGGCGGATGGTCCCGTCGACGTCGACTTGCTCGTCCTGCTTCGTCGTGAGTTTCCCGAACAGGTAGTGCACGCCGTCGCGGTCGCCGAGGAACTGCGTGAGCGTCTTTCCCCCGCCGAGGTGGTCGATGTTCCAGCGATGCGCCCAGCTGCCAGCGTCCGACTGAACGGACAGCTCCCCGGTGGCGTCGTTGACGGTGCAGATCGCCCACGAGCAGCGGTGGTCGTCGGAGCGAAAGCGGTAGGCCGTCGCCGTACTCTTGCTGGTGAGGCGCATCGCCATCACGCCCACCATCCCCGCGTCGCCGCCGCGACGACCGCGAACGGCAGCGCCACGACGGAGAGCAGCGCGAAGAGGACGCCGAAGATTCCGATCAGGACCATCACTGGTGCTGTTCCTCGTCGACCGCCCAGTAGCACTCTGCGGCGACCGAGAACTTCTTCCTCCACGCCTCGAAGATCTTGTCTAGCGACGACTGCAACTCGGCCTTGGCGCCAACCGAGATGCTGTCGATGAGGCTCTCGGTCGTCTCCTCGTCGTATTCGGCGGCGTTCGCAAAATCCTCGATCAGTCCGTCGACGTCTGGTGTGGGCAGGGTTACCTGCTCTTTGCGCAGCATCGCCGTCTTGAACGGCGCACCGGCGAAGCACTCGCGACCAGCTCTGATCGCCTCTCGCCTGGTGTCATACGCGGCATCGCACGAGCACCAGAAGTCGTAGTCTGAGAACGATGTGCTGTGAACGTACTTCCCGTCCCTCATCAGTTCCACGTCCTTTCCCGCAGCTGTTGCTGCGCCCACCACGCGCGAAACCCGGCCTTCTGCTGCTCGTCGAAGTCCGCCTCCAGCACCGCGAACGGCGCATCCATCCGCCTCGTCCAGCGCATTGGCGGCGCGTGCGGTCGTTGCAGCAGCACGGCGAACAGCCCGCCGCAGCGGACACACCGCGCCTGCCCGATCCAGTCGGCGCGGCGGCGGACGATCAGGTCGTGCCCGTGCCGCGAGCAGGTGAACAGGCGGCGCAGGGCGTGGCGGAGGCGGCGGATCATGGCTGCTCCTTCCCCGCCGCGAGCGCCTCGCGGATGTCGTCGCGCAACGCTTCGGCTGCGGGATCGTCGATGGCTCGCAGCGCCCTCGCGAGCAGCGCGCGCAGGCGGGTCACCTCGACGGTCTGGGCCCCGTCGTACAGTTCACGCTGCCGACCAGCCTCACCCCGCAGCCTCTCGACCTCCGCGGCGAGGTCGTCTCGCTCGGCGCGGGCCTTGATGGCCTCGGCGCGCCATTCGACGGCGTGCTGCGCGCAGTCGATGCACGCGGGGCAACGCTCAATCGGGTGGCACCCTTCGGAGCCATGGTCCCACGCATCGCATTCGGCGTCATCGCGGTCGCACTTCCAGCACCGCTCCTCCGCCGTCGTGGTGCGGCGGCTCATGGCTTGTCTCCGGCGCGAGCTGCTAGCACGGCCGCTTCTCTCGCCGGCAGACTCTCCACCCGAAGCCGCTGTTCGCCTTCGAGCTGGGCGAGCCGGCCCCGGAAGTAGTCGTCGCCGATGCCCGGCTTGTCGACGACCGAGCGCAGCGCCTGGATCCTGTCGCGCAGTGCCCAGCACGAGATGCAGACTCCGTCGTGCTTGCGTTGCTCCGGCAAGCCGCAGACGCACGGGGACTGCATCGCCGCTCCGACTAGGGCAGCGAACCGGTCGCGTGACATGCTGACTCGATCGCTCATCTCCACTCCCTCCTCACCGCATCCCACCGCTCCGCGGCTAGAACATCTCCAGCTGTCGATCGACGAATCCGCTCAGGAAGCGCTGCAGGTTCTCCTCGGACCAGAGCGGCAAGCACGAGTCGATCGAGTCGGCCCCGATGCGTCGTGCCCATCGCACGCGGTCCGGTGTACCGACGCGGCCGATGTGGCAGGGCATGCCGAGCGCATGCGCGGTCGTAACCCACGCGCCGCCGGTCGCGATCTTCCAGGGGAGTCCCCCGCCGACGAACAACCCGGCGAACCGATGCGCCACCGGCACGACGTCGCTCGCCACCATCCCGTCCTGGACCGCGAGGTAGTAGCGGAGGCCGGGGAACTCGGATCCATGCGAGTCGAGCCAGCGCAGGCTGAAGGCCAGCGAGTCGAGCCCAGTAGCTACTCGGTCGGGGCATACGCACCATGCCGGCTGGTCTGCCGAGGGCTGCGCCGCGGCCCAGGCGCACGCGGACAACCACTCCGCGGCGTCGAAGGCTCGACCGGCGTTCCAGTCGGAGAACGCGCCGTTGTCGAGAATCCACGGACGCCGGCGCGGCGGCCATTCGTTGCGTTGCGTGCACTCGCCGAATCCGAGCTCCGTGAGCCGGGCGATCAGCTTCCGGCTGCGCGTCTGTCCGATATAGACGCGCACTCACGGCGTGCTCCGCCACGCTTGCCCATCCCACCGCTCCACGACGCCGTCCCCGTCGCGCACCTCGACCGGATCGCCAGGGCTCCAGCCGGAGTGGAGGAGGGCGGCTGCTTCGGCCCACGACCGGTAGGACCAGCCGGGCGACGCGACCCACGCCATCTGTACGAGATATCCGATCGTGTCCCGCTCCTCGACGGGGATGTCCGGATAGCAGCCGTCGAGCGCGGCTTGCTGGCAGTACCGCACCGCCTCCTCGCGCTCCTCGTCGGTGTAGCGGGCGGTCATGAGTGCTCCCTTGGATCGAGAGGACCGTAGTTGCGCAGGGCCTCGATCGCGGTGTGGATGTCGACGAGCAGCCTGTGCCCCTCCCACGGGCGATCGAGGCTGTTGGCCACGCGACACAGCGCGATGAGCACGTGCCTAGATCGCGAGATCGCGTCGTCTACGAGTTCGACGTAGACGGAACGCCCCTGATCGTCACGGCACCAATGGCGGTAGCTGGCGAGGTTGGCCACCAGCGTGCTCAGTTCGCGACCAGCCTCGGCGCGCAGCGCCTCCAGCGCGGTCATGGCGTCACCGCCAGCGCCGCCCTGATGTCGTCGCCCAGCGCGGACCTGCCGCTCTCCGTCGTCGACGCGTCCCACCGATCGACCACGACGAGGGCGCGGGCGAGGAGGGTGCGGAGGGCGGCGATCTGGTCAACGCGGTCGCTCCGGTCGGCGGCCCTGACCGGAAGCGGCTCGCATGGGCCCCACATCGGATGGATGTGATCTCCGTCGTGGCCCTCGTAGTAGCCACACCGCACGCCGTTGAGGTAGGCGCCGCACTGCTTGCCGCTCACGCCGCCACCTCGCCGTCCGCGAGAGCCGCAGCCGGCACTTCCTCGACGGCCATCTTCGTCTTGCGCTCGCTGCCGCCCTCGTCGCGGATGAGCTTGTACACGCGCTCCTTGGCGTCCTTCAGCTTGTCGCCCGGCTGCAGGTACTTGCGCACGATCGCGTCGATCTGCTTCTTACTCGCCTCGCGCGTCACCGCCTCGTCGGCGGCATCGCGGCCGTAAAGCTTGTTCACGACCTGCCAGGCGACGTCGCCGTCGAGGGACTCGTTGCCGAGCTTGCTGACCTCGGCGAGCATCATGCCGTTGCGCAGCGGGATCGGCTTCTGCGACGCGCGCGCCATCAGCGCGGCCTTCATCCGCCCGAGCAGCGCGGTGTACTGCGCGATGCGCTCCCACGCCGTGGCCGCGTCCTCGTCGGACAGGAACGACAGCTTGGCGAGCGTCGCCTCGGCCGTGCCGTCGACGAGGTGGCGGACCAGCGCAACCTTGCTCGGGCACGCATGCGCCGCCGGGCAGTACTTGCAGTGGCGCCCCTCGGCGACGTCCGGCATCAGACCGGCGGCAACCTTGGCGCGCTCACGCTCGATGCGGCGCTCGACGGCGCGGACCTCCTCCAGTTCAGCGGCGAGCTCCAGCTCGTCGAAGTGGGCCTCGTCGAAGTACGGCAGGGCGTTCTCGCGAACGTACGCGATGATGACGGTCGCCTTGTCGCGGCCAAAGCGCTCGGCGGCCATAGCGGCGTACGACTTGGTCTGGCGGTTCGTCGCCGCGGCGTCGACTCGCTCGAAGCCCTTGAAGTCCACGACCAGGACCCGGTCGAACAGCACTGCCACGACGTCGGCGTGACCGGACAGCACGACGCGCCCCTCGTTCTCGTAGGACAGCGCGACCTCGGCCCCGGCTCCATCGGGGACGCGCTCCAGGATCGCGATCGCCGCCTCGTAGTACTCGGCCGGGACCTTCGACGCGTCTCGACTGGTCACGAGCGCAGCGAGCCACGCGTGGCGATCAGTGCCGCCCTCAGACCACGCCGACGACGTATTCGCCTGCGGCAGGGCGGCGCTACCAGGACAGGCAGCGAGCCTAGGCAGACTGGACGAGCGCATCATCACGCCACGACCTCGACGTCGTCGTCCTTCGCGGCCTGCGCGAGCAGATCCTGGTGCGCCTTGTACGCGGCGTGGACCTTGGCGCGCTCGGCCGTGCCCTTCGCGAAGCCGTTGCAGCGCGGCGCGAGCTTCTTCAGCGCGTCGAGCGACTGCGCCGCCTCGATGTCCACGACGAGGCGATCGACCTCCTTGGACATGTCGATCGGCTCGGCCTTCGCCGGGGTCGCCGACTCGACCGCGCGGCGCTCGCGAACGACATCGACGTCGATGACGTTGTCGGCCTGGCCCATCTCCTCCGGCGTGTACGCGCCAGCCAGCTCGGCAGGGAACGCCTTGCGCAGCGCCAGCGACTCGGCGCACTTCGCCAGCATCGTGTCCGGCAGGCGCTTCCACATGTTGTTCGGGGCGCCGTCCTTCGTCGTCTGGACGTAGCTCTCGTACGTGGCGACGCCGGTGAACGGGCGGCTCGCGCCCTTGCGGTAGACCATCACCTTGGCCGCAGCGGGCGGCTGCTCGTGGAGCCACACGTCGACCCAGACGCCGTCGGCGCCGCACCAGTACGGGCCGTCTTGTCCGTCGATCTCGCCGGTGCGGGCGGCGACGAGCCGGAACCCGTCGATGCTCACCTGGATGGACATCACTTCGCGGTTCGCCTTCGAGTCCCACCGCTTGACGGCGAAGATTTGACGCGCAAACGGATCGAGACCCATCCGGTTGGCGGTCGCGACGAACATGGCGAGCTCGTCGTCGGTGGTGCCCTTCGCGATCGTGCGCTTGAGCAGGTCGATCTGCTCGCCGGCGAGGTGGTTCTGGACGGGCGCGATCGTGCGGGACTGGATCGCGAGTGCGTGACCGTTGCTTCCGTTGCTCATGCTGATCTCCTCGTTGAAAGTCGTTTCGATTCGCTACTCGCTACTCGTCGAACTCGTTCTCGCGCGCCTCGGCCCCCTCGCAGCGCACCGCGGTCGCGATCTGCCGCTGCTCCGTGCGCGCCGCGATCCGCGCCTTGACCGCCCGCGTGAACAGCTGCTGCGCGCGGGCGTAATCGACGGCACCGACCTGCGCGCGGAACGCCGGGATGGACTCGGCGACCTGCGCCGCCTCGTAGCGACGGAGCAGCTGCTTGTCGGCGGCGAGAAGGCGCACCAGCTCTTTGCACGTCGACTCGACTGCTGCTGCTGCGACCTGATCGAGCGTGCGTTGCGTCGACTCCGCTGCGGCTGCGGCGTAGCGGGCCGAGTCGTCCGGCGCGGCGGGCTGGGCCGGGGAGCGGATGACGTTGCAGACCGCGCTCCGCTTCTTCCGATCGTTGACATCCCGAATGTAGCCGGACTGGATGACGCGATCCGAGCAGGAGCCCACGACCTCGAACACCTGCCCTTCCCATTCCGTCCCGTACGCGAACCGATCGCCCGGCTTCAGATCACGCCGGTACAGCTGCACCGGGGCGGACGGCTCGGGCGGGGTGGAGACGATGACGAGTTCGCCCGCCTCGATCTCACTAAGCAGTTCGCCAGCGTCGCGCCGGTGCGTTGCACCAATCTCGGCGATGGCCCCCTTAGCCTTCGAGACGAGAGTTAGCTTCACCTCGTGCGATCCAGGCGTCAGATCAACCGCCCACTCGTAGTGACCGGTTTCGTAGTAGTTCTCCGTCCCGAACCGCACCACCATCCCATCCCGCAACTCCACCTTGCTCGTCGCCATAGCAGTCCTCCTCGGTGCAAAACGAAACGCCACACTCGGTAGTGGCCGACCGTCCAGTGCGTACGTCGCCTAGCGAGCCGGGTCGGAACGGCTCGGCTGGGGAGCGGTGGCGACGTCCGGCGAACCGGACCGGGACAACTGGTTGTCGTGCTCGCGCCACTCCTCCGGGCGCCGCGAGACGAGGTCGCTCATCGTGACGGCCGGCAGCTCCAGCGTCGGCGCGGGCAGTCGGATGCGGCCAGACGAGAACTCGGCGCGTTCGAACCGGGCGCGGTGATCGGCGCGGTCGTGCGCGCGGGACGCCTCGTCGAGGTACAGCAGCCAAAGTCCGGTAGTGTCAGAGACGCTCAGCGTGTCAGCGACTGCCCGCAGCCGCTTCGCGATGGCCCGCCACGCCTTGGACGGCAGCTTGCGACCGCCGCCCGCATCGAGGTCGGTCATCGCGTTGTAGCGACGGGACGCTGCGGCACTGGACAGGTAGCGCGGGGAGTACTTCACGGCTGCACCTCCTTCGCCATCCGGTGCGCCCGCATATAGCTGGCCCGGTAGACCCACCACAGCTGCTCGTCCAGGTGCTGCCGCCGCGACACGAACACCTCGCGCGGATCAGGTCGGCGCTGCGCATCGCGGATGCCGTCGCGCGCGCCGCAGAACGAAGCGTGACGGACGCGGGTGAGGCTCACGAGCGCACCGCCATCCACTCCGCCATCAGCGCCGGCGTCCAGGTCGGCTTGATCGGCCGGCGGGTCACCACGACACCTCCATGATCGCGTCGAGCCGGTCGCACAGCCCGCGCTCCTCGCCGCTCAGCTGGCAGACCGAGCAGGGCACGAGGTCAGCGCTGTGCCGACGCTGCACCTCGACGAAGCCATCGCCGCAGCACTCGGCGCAGTCCAGCTCGCCGACGCCACACGCCGGGCAGTCGCCGTGCAGATGAACCGCGCCGTCCACCTTCGCTCCGCAGTCGACGCAGGCCAAGGCGTAGCGCACGACCCGGATCGCGCGGTCGACCGGCCGTGGCGGAACGATCAGCGCCGGCAGGACCTCGACGTAGCCGTACGCCACGAGCTGCGCGCACAGCGTGTCCAGGTCGTCCTGCGACGGCATGGTCCACTGACCAGACGTGGCGCCGTGGGCCCAGCGGACCGTGAGGCCCAGGACCGCGAAGTGGCGCGGGGCGGGCGATTCCGTTGCGGTGTTGCTTGCCATCGAGTTCCATCATGCGGAACCCTGCGGGCGAAGTCAACTGCGAAGTTCCGTGACTAGGAACTTTCGTCTAAGACCGCGAAGAGACGTCGAACCGTTCCCTGCTCGCCTCCTCCGCCAGTACGGCGTGCGACTCCACCACAAGGCGAACCCGAGCGATCAACGCGTCCCAGTCCGCCTGCTTGCTAGTGATGAGCAAAGCCCCGAGCCCCAGCCAAGTTCTCCACCTTCTCTCCATGGCGGCCCGTAGGAGCACGGCCCGTGCCGTACTCCCGGAGCCCGCGGCGCCTCAAGTAGTGTCCGGTATTACGGACAATGGAGCCCGGACAGTGGCTACTGTGGTGGTCGCCTGCTCTGGTCAGTTGACCGATCGTCGAAGATCTTTGCGAGGTCGCCGTCGAGTTGTTCGGCGCGGCGCTTTGCATCGTCGGCACTGCTCAGCGTCGCAGCGAGCGCGCTCACCGCCGCAACGGACTTCTGGAAGCGCGCCGCGTCCGCCGCGCGCAGAGCCCGCCCGGCGCGGATCCATTCCGCCTCCTCCGCGTCCCTGACCGGGGCAAACGGCTCAGGAAGCTCCCGCTCGGCCCGGTCGCCGAGCATGGCGATCACCTGATGCCGCATTGTCGCGAGCGCCTCGTAGGAGGTGCCCTCGTCTGCACCGTCGTCGTCGAACATGTGACGCACCCGACTACGGGTGGCCTTTCCTAGGTGCTCTCGCTCATCGATCTGCGCAAGCAGCCCCGACTTGATCGCTTCGTCCCAGAGCGCGACGAGTCGGCTGTGCCATTCGCGGTCCGGCTCGAGGATGAGCCGCTTGCCGGATTTCCTCACCGCCGGTTTCCGCTTTCGTGTCGCCATCTTGATTGGTCGACGGTACCGCCGCGTAGGGTTCCGCACTGAGGTACCTCTTGACAAAGGGTTCCGGGTGGCGGAACCTGTGCAGCGATGAAGCACAAGCCCGGCAAGCGCGTCCGCGAACTCCGCCGGGCGCGAGAGATGACCCTCGCTGACCTGGCAAAGCGCGCCAGGATGCACAAGTCCTCGATGTCTCGCATCGAGAACGGGAAACAGGGAATCCGCGGCGACGAGCTGATCCGCCTCGCGCGGGCTCTCGACTGCTCAGCCGATGACATCCTCGGGATCGAGGGGGCGGCGGCGTGACATCACCGCTCCTCGGAGCAGTCCGTGATCGGGGTGTGGCCATGGACCGCTATGTCGCGCGCAGCGAGGCACTGCGCGGCGCTTGCGCGGCAGCTATCGTATTCGCCGTCGGGCCCGTCTACCCGGTAGCAGAATGCGCTCCGACTCGCCTCGCACTCCGAGAAGGTGATCCCCCCGCCGGCTGCATCGGTGAGCGCGAGGCGGATCGACTGGCAGTCGGGCTTGGTGCGCTCGCACGCTCCGATTCCCGGCGCCGAGGACACGATGCAGAACCACGGTGCGGGCTTCCTCCGCTTCTTCTTGCACTCGATCAGCGCCGAGTTGCTCGGCTTAGTCATCGCGTAGACGTTCTTGCCGATGACGCTGTAGCTGGTGCTCGTCGAGGAGTTGCCATCGAGCAGCACGTAGCCGCTCGGGCACAGTTCCATGGCGCGGCGGTGCAGGTACTCGAGCGCGGTCCCGGCGCTGGTGTACGCGTTGACCGAGACCTCGATGAAGTGCACCCCGGGCGCCATCCTGCTGTCCCGGTAGCCGCCGGAGAGCCCCATCGGCTGGTACGGCGTGCTGCACGCGGCAGCAACGAGCAGGGCGGCACCGGCAGCAAGGCTACGCATCCCGCGATCCTCTCCCCGTCCGGCGCGGGGCGCAAGCTGAGCGTTCACCGCGCTGCTCTGGTCTGTGCCGACACCCGTAACGTTGCGCACTTCCTCACAGTAAATCCACAGGACGCAACGGTCCACTGCATCGTCCGTGTTGCTTCTTCACGGTCATTCACGGCGGTGCAGGTGTGAGGCAACAGTCGCTCTTCGGGCCGTCCGGTCAGTCGGACGACGTCCACGCGGCGCTGCGGCAGATCGTCGACGTGATCGGCCTGAAGGAAGCCGCGTTCGTCTGCAACGCGCAGCCGTCGGCGCTGAGCGACGCGCTCCGTGGCGAGGGGCAGAAGTACGTTCGCGTGGCGTGGCTGATCGCTCTGATGACCAAGGCGCCGCCAGCGCTCGGCCTTGAGCTGCGCCGGCTGATCTGCGGCCAAGGCTACGGCGTCGTCGAGATCGCCCCGCTGAAGCCCGAAGAGGAGTTGCGGCTGCTGCGCGACCGCGTCCGCAACGAGTTCGGTGCGGCCGGTGAGCGGCTCATTGCGGAGGTGCGGAGATGACCAAGCCCGACTATCTGCGCAGTCTGCGCGCAAAAGCGAAGGCCGAAGGTCGCTGCTCGACGTGTCGGGCGCGACCGGCAAAGCCTGGGTGTCTGACCTGCCAGCACTGCCTCGATCTGTCTCGCGAGTACGCGAACGCCCATCGCGCGACGGCCGAGGGTCGCGGCATGTGCAGCGACTGCACCCGCCCTGCCTGCGACGGGCTACGTCACTGCGCCGTGTGCCGGGAGCGTATGTCGGCGAAGGCTCGCGCGAGAACGGCTGCGCGCGACGCTGCTGGTCTGTGCCGCCAGTGCGGCGCCCCTGAGCGAGAGACGCTCACGCTCTGCGCATCGTGCGCTGCTGCGCTGCGCTCGCGGGCACGCGCTCGCTACGCCGCTAGGAGAGCAGCATGAAGCCGCCCCGCCCACTCAACCGCCAAGGCGTGCCGATCCTCGATCCGCCGAGGAACGGTCGTGGCCTCGTAGGGCCTACGCCGATCGCGAAGTGCCCGCCACATCGGTACGTCATCGAGAAGGACATCTTTCGCGACGACGTCGAGCTGTGCGTCCGCTGCGGCAAGCGCCGAGGGATGAACTCGTGGTGACCAGCAGCGTCGATACCGGCACGCGTTGCACCGCTGTTGCAGCGCGGCGTTTTCACGTCTGAGACGTGCAGATTTTTCTCACTCCGACTGATTCGCAAAGGGGGATGAGTCATGGCGAAACGGAAAGTTGATCCCGTCGCGGCCAAGGTGATGCGCGACGCGGGTATGACGTGGCGGGAGATCGGGGAGCGGTTCGGGGTGACGCCCGAAGCGACTCGTGTGGCGGTACGAAAGGAGACCGATCAGGACTACGCGGAGACTCGCCGACTTCAGGTGAAGCTGGCCGCGCGGCGCTACTACGGCTCGACGCGAGTGAACCGGTGCGGCGAGTGCGACCTGCCGGGGCACAACAGCCAGACCTGCGCGCGCGTCACGGCGCTGCGTGAGGCGCGGAATGCCGATTCGTTGAATGTAAGGGGCGGGGTGTAGAGATGCGGGCATGGAAGACCAGCGCTCGCCGCTCCCACGAGGAGCACACCGTCACGCCAGAGCCGGACGTCGTCGGTCTGGATGGCCACGGAAGCGGAGCGTACAAGAAGCCCTGTCGCGGCTACAAGCGCGGCGACCACTTCGCGCCGTCGATCTGGATTCCGGACAAGCTCTGCGACGCCTGCCTCGCCCAGAAGCAGTCCGACGAGGGAATCACGGTCCTGTCGGCCTACTCCGACGCGTACACCCGCGAGGACGACGTCGCCGAGGAACTGGCCACGCTGTCGGCGATCCGCATCGCGGCGAGGTCGCTGTGAAGCGCGAACGGTGCTGCGGCTGCGGGAAGCCAGTGGCGTCGCTCGAGGACGAGGAGCGCTGGCGTCGAGAAGTCAGCTTCGACTCGTGGATGAACGGAGCATCCGCGCCGCAGTGGTCGACGGAACTGTGCTGGCAGGACTCGCCGCGGGCCTGTGCGGTTCGCTCGAGTGCGGTGGAGGCGGTTGCTCCATGATCCGCTGGCAGTACGAGCCATGGGTGAAGCTCTACATCAGAGAGCAGGGCAGCTTCGCGGCGCTGCCGCTGTTCACACGCGCGCTTGGTGCCGAACTGCTCAAGATTTGCGACCAGGAAGGCCGCATCTCTCTCCACGGGCGCAGCGCGGTGGACGCCATCGCCTTCCAGCTGGGGGCGACGCGCGGCGATCGGCGCCAGCTCGCCCGCGCACTGCCCGAGCTTGTCGCCGACGGCTACCTGATCGAGGAGACTGACGCGCTCCGCATCCGCAACTTTCAGCACGCGCAGCGCAGGAAGAAAGCCGGTCGCGACGACACCGGAAGCGGCCGAGACGGAGCCTCGAACGAGCGTCCTAACGTCCTCGAAGCGTCAGCGAACGAGCCGCGAACGGACCATGAAGCCGCCACCAATCGTGCGCGATCGAGCCGCGATGGTGTCACGTCCGAGCCATTGCCGAGCACTGAAGCTGCCACTCAAACTCAATCAAGTATCGGCAACGACACAACTTGTTTGCGTAGTGCCGAAACGAGACGAAACGAGACGATCCCCCCTCTGAGTCTCCCCGAGCGAGCGGGGGGAAATCCGTCAGAGCAACTCGAAGCGAAAAACCGTCAACGGCGGACGACCATGGCTGTGGTCATCGCCGATCACCGCGCCTTGTTGGATCAGCTCGCCTCGGAAGGCATCGGCTCCGGCGGGAAGTCGCTTCAGGACATGGGGGTGTACTCGTCGTCGCTGATGGAGCTTCTGCGTCGGCTCGAGGGGCGTTCTCCGGACGAGCAGCTCGCCTATTGCCGGCACGTCCTCGAGATCCGCGGCGCCGAGGCGAGGAGCTCGAAGCCTCGCTCGGCGAAGTACTGCGCTGCAGAGGTCTGGTCGTACGAGCAAAAGGCGTCGATCCGCACGCTGGCCGAGTTTCCGCCGGAGCATCGCTCGCCGTTCCCGTGGTCGTCGACGTCGAGCTCTACCGCGGTCACCCCGGATAGACCCGAACGCTGGCCAGGTGAGCGCGACGGATGGAACGATCCTCGCGACCACGTCCTGTTGCTTGGCAAGCCGTACCAGACACATCGGGACGGTGGGCAGACGCGGCCGCTTGCCGAATCTGTGGTGTCGCCGTGAACTCTCCGCAGTTCTACCGGATGCACGACGGACCCGACTCGAGCAAGGCGGCGATCGCCTGCACGCGAGACGAGGCGAAGCTCTGGAACACTCCAGAGCGCGGCTGGGGCGTGTTCTTCACCGTCAACCAGTTCAATGGCCCGCGCCGCAAGGAGCATCTGGCGCGGATCAACGCCTGGGCGGTCGACATGGACGAGGGCGACAAGCTCAAGCAGCACGCCATCATCTCGCGCTCCCCGCTTGTGCCGTCGATGATCGTCGAGACGAAGCGCGGATTCCAGGTCTACTGGGAGGCGCAGGACGGCGCGAAGCCCGAACACTGGAACGCGATCGTGCTCGAGCGACTCGTGCCGTTCTTCGGGGCGGACAAGAACGCTCGCGACCTTTGCCGCATCCTGCGCGTGCCGGGCTCGCTGCACCTCAAGGACCCGTCCGCTCCGTTCAAGTGCCAGCTACGCTGGAAGCACACGGTCCAGTACAGCGAGCGGCAGATGGCCGATGCGTTCCGCTGGGTGCCGAGCAAGACGGTGGTCGCCGAGATGCGGGCCGAGTCGCGAAAGTCGACCGGGTTCGACAGCGGTGAGTCGTTCTGGGAAGCCGTCGGGAACCTGAACTGCGAGGAGGGGCTGAGCCGCCTATCCGGGCACTGGGCGGTGTCGGGCGAGCAGTACACGTTCCGCCGCAATGCGAACGGCAAGACGAACCTGTTCGTCGACGGGAAGGGCACGAGCGTCTTCATCGACGAGGCCGGCAAGATCGGCTCCTTGAGCGGCGGCGGCCCCACGCTGGCGCAGTGGCTGCTCTGGTTCAAGCACGACTACAAGGTCGTCATCGCGGTGCTGAAGGAGCTCTATCCGCAGCTCGAAGAGATCGACCGCGCGGGCAGGGCGAAGTGGGCGGCCGAGCAAGCGGAGATTCGCAGGAGGGCGGCATGAGTCACGCTGCACAGGCTGGCATCCCGACGCTGTACAACGGCGTGAGGTTCCGTTCTCGCGTCGAGGCGAAGTGGGCGGCGATGTTCGAACTGCTCTCGTGGCCGGCCGTCTACGAGCCGCTCGACCTGCACTACTACATCCCCGACTTCGTGCTCGGCTTCTACGCGCCGATCGCCGTCGAGGTAAAGTACATCTTCGAGCAGGACGACTTCGACGCGCTCGAGGCGGAGCGCGCCAAGGCGGAGCGCTCCGGTTGGCCGCACGAGATCCTGTTCGTCGGCGCGAAGGTGGAGCGCGACCGAATCGGCTGGCTGCGCGACGCATACGGCGTCTGGGACGTCGCGTTCCCGTTCCGCTGCATCGACTGCGGCCACGTCTCGTTCGCGCACCAGAGCGGATCGTGGCGCTGCCGCGTGACGGGCTGCTACCTCGGCAAGCGGCACATCGACCAGGCCTGGAACATCGAGAACGACTTCCGCGCGGCGAGCAACCGCGTTCAGTGGAGGGCCGCATGAGCGAGGCGCCGAAGGATCCTCTCGCGTTCGACTTCGGGCTCGGGTTCGAGGACGCGTCGTCTCGTGTGCTCGGCGAGGAGGAGGAGCGCACGGCGGACGTCGAGCGGTCGCTGCGGTTCGGTATCAAGTTCCTCGACGACGTGCTTCGGGCGATCCTGCCGAAGTCGATCATCCTGCTCGGCGCCGAGACGGGTGCTGGTAAGACGCAAACGGCGGTCAAGATCGCGATGAACGTCGCGAACAAGGGGCACCACGTTCACTACCTAGCGCTGGAAGCAGAGCACCGCGAGATCGAGCGTCGCATCAAGTTCGGCATCCTCGGTGAACTGGACCGCGCCGCAGTCTCGCCAGTGCGGATGAACTACGCCGACTGGTACCTCGGCAAGTACGACGACATCATCAAACGTCGGTATCGGGAGAGTCTCGACAGGGAACTCGCCAGCACCCTGCGCAACCTCAAGACGTACTACCGAGGTCGCAGCTTTCAGGCGAGCGATATCGAGCGCCTGTTCCAGGCTATCCAGACAGAGACGTCGCTTATCGTTCTGGACCACCTGCACTACGTTGATATCGACGATGACGAGAACGAGAACCGTGGTTACAAGAAGCTGATGAAGACGATCCGCGACGTGGGTCTCGGCATCGGCAAGCCGATCCTGCTCGTCGCGCACATCAAGAAGAAGGATTACCGATCTCGCGACCTGGTGCCGAGCATGGACATGTTCCACGGCTCTAGCGACATCGGAAAGATCGCGACGCACGCGATCATGATGGCGCCGGCGCGTTGCGTCCCGTCGACGGAGCCACACATCGCGCACACGTTCGTGCAGGTCCCGAAGGATCGGATTAGCGGCGCGACGGGTTACACGGCGCTGCTGAAGTACGACCGCGAGCTCGGCTCGTTCCTGCCTCGCTACACGCTTGGCCGTCAGGTCGGCGACGAGTGGAAGCCGCTCGGTGAGTTGAAGGAGCGTTTACCGCACTGGGCCGCGCAGGGGAGTGAGTCGCTGTGACGGCAACGCAGTGGCTCGCCATCGAAGAGACGGACCGGCACCGCGTGTACCGCTGCTGGTCGTGCAAGCGACTCGCGGTGACGGCGCAATGGCAGATCCCGCCGACGGAGTGCGTCTGTCGGCACACCACGACGAAGAGGGGGAAGTGATGAGCAAGGCGAAGAAGGCGAAGCGGCCGCGGATCTCGAAGCGGGTGCGTGACGAGGCGGAGATGATCTGCGCGATCGCGGCGAGTAACGTTGACCTGAGCAACTGGTACGAGGTGATCGTCCGTGACGGGTTGAACGTTGATGAGACCTCGTATCTGTTAGCTCTTCGAGCCTGGGGGGAATGCACCTATGCGTCACTCAGAGTCATTGACGCTCACGCCGCCGCCCTGCTCGCCGAGGGCTGGTGTCCCGGCGATCCGGTCGAGGTGCTGCCGTGAGCGTGGCGAAGATCGTCTGGTTCGCTCGCGGCGGCGGCATCGCTCGGTGCGGTCCCTACCCGACGCAGGTTGCGGCGGTGGATGCGATGCGCCTCGCCGACAAGACACGCGGCGAGTTCCCGCCGGACGTCTTCGTGTGGCCCGAGCCGGTACCAGTCGCCAAGCCGCGGAGGAAGCGATGAGCGTCACCATCCTGATCATCATCGTCTCGATCTACGCCGTCATCCGCGCGATGCGGTGGCTCTACCCGCGGCGCTTCGTCACGCCGTCGTCGCAGCGGTTCGAGATCGCCGAGGCGCTGCGCAAGGCTCGGAAGCGCGAGGCGTACGAGCGGATGGAAGCGCGGCTGGAGCAGGAGGAGCGGAACGAACTCGCCAAGCGAGTCGACCAGCTCAGGAAGTCGCACGCCGGTGCGGTGTCGTGCCCGTGGTGCGGCGGCGGCAACGACGATGCGCACGTCTGCGAGTGGCCGCGAGGTGCGGCGTGAGCGTCCTCGTCACGCTGAGCGAAGTCATCTTCCTCTCCTTGCTGGCGCTTGCCGTGCTGTTCGGTGCCGTCGTGCTGCCGATCGTGTGGCTGCACGAGCGGTGGGCGCTGTGGCGGCAGGCGAAGCGACGTGCGGCGGTGAAGCGATGAGCGCCGCCCTCGAAGCGCTGGGCATCGTCACGGGCGCACTGGCGCTCGCCGTTGGCATCGTGGTCATCGGCGACACGGTCGCGCTGTACCTCGCGGAGCGGCGAGCGAAGCGGAGGAAGCCATGAACCACGGCCGCATCATCCTCACCGTAGCGCACCTGCTCGTGGCGCTCGTGATCGCGGCGTGCGCGACGCGGTTGCAGACGCGCGAGATCGAGCGGCGGGAGACGCCCTGGTGTGTCGGCATGACGGACAAGTGGGGCCACTACGGCTACCTCTGCGTGCAGTCGAGAGAACGCTGCGACCGCCTCGTCGCCGCTGCGCAGCGCTACGGCTCGCTCGCCGGGCTCGTGCAGATCGACGAGTGCGTCTACGAGGAGGTGCAGAGATGAGCGGAACATCCGACACGTGGCAGACCCCGCCGTGGATCATCGAGCGGGTCACGCGAATCGAACCGATCGCGCTCGATCCGTGCGCGGCGAAGAAGGTGGCGCAGCACTTCGGGGAGTGCAACATCGATGAGGTCGCCGACGGGTTGTCCGTCTCATGGCATCCACTCGTCGCACCGGGCGCGCTCGTCTACGTCAACCCGCCGTACAGCCGCGGCAACCTGCCAGCGTGGACGAAGAAGTGCGCCGACGAGGCTGAGCGCGGCCTCCAGGTCGTTACGCTAATCCCGTCGCGGACCGGGGAGAGGTGGTTCGCTGAGCAGGTGTGGGACCGCGCACAGGCCGCATGCTTCCTGCTCGGCCGCATCGCGTTCATCGACCCTGAGACCGGCGAGGAAGCGAGCGGAACAGGCCGGTTCTCGTCGGTGGTCGTCTACTACGGCGCGCACCGCGATCGGTTCCTCGACGCGTTCGAGGGCGCCGGGATGCTCTGCCGGCTCAACGCGGAGCGGAATGTGAGGGCGGCGTGACCTTATCGCTCGTCCCCGTCACGCTGCGAGCGGCGCGCTCGTTCGTCGCGCAGCACCACCGCCATCACCGGCCGCCGCAAGGGGGGCTGTTCGCCGTGGGCGCCGCAGACGGATCCGAGGTCGTCGGCGTCGCGATCGTCGGCGTCCCCGTAGCGCGCATGCTGGCCGACGGATGGACCGCGGAGGTCACGCGGCTGTGCACACTCGGCGGCCGCAACGTCTGCTCGCTGCTCTACGGCGCGGCGTGGCGCGCATGCCGGGCGCTCGGCTACCGCCGCCTCGTGACGTACACGCTGCCCGAGGAGGGTGGTGCGTCGCTGCGCGGTGCTGGCTGGCGATGCGTCGGTGAGGCCGGCGGTGGATCGTGGTCACGTGCCGAGCGGCCGCGCGTCGACGAGCACCCGCTCCAGAAAAAAATCAGATGGGAGAGGTCGGGGGCGGCGTGAGGCGCGTCATCATTGAGTCGCCGTACGCCGGCGACGTCGAGCGGAACCTTCGCTACCTCCGCGCGTGCATGGCGGACTGCTTGCGTCGCGGCGAGGCACCGTTCGCATCGCACGGGCTCTACACGCAAGAGGGCGTGCTGGACGACCGGAACCCGTCGGAGCGAGCGCATGGCATCGCTGCCGGCTTCGCGTGGCGGACCGTTGCCGACGCCACGGTGATCTATCTCGACCTCGGCTGGTCGCTCGGCATGTTTCAGGGCGAAGCCGACAGCCATGCACGCAGCGTCCCGGTGGAGCACCGCTGGCTGGGCGGGGAATGGCCATGAGGCGCTTCAAGGCACGCCGCGATCCGTGCGAGGCGCCGATCGTCGAGGCGTTGCGCAAGGTCGGCGCGTCGGTGGCGTTCCTCGACGGCAAGGGACTGCCCGATCTGCTCGTCGGCTTCCGCGGCGAGTTGTACCTGCTGGAGTGCAAGCAGCCGCTCGGCGTGAAGGGCGGCAAGAGCAAGGACGGGCAGCATCTCACGCCTGACCAGGAGGCGTGGCACGCGCAGTGGAAGGGCAGGCCGCCCGCGATCGTGCGCACCGTCGAGGAGGCGTTGCGAGCGATAGGGGCCGTCCCGTGAGCGCGCGCCGAGCCGCAGAGCGTCGCGCCGCCGATGCCCGCACGCGCCTCGACTGGGCGCTGATCTACACGCTGATGGCGCGGCAGGACGAGCCGGACCTGGAAGAAGCGTTGCTCGTCGAGCGCGCGCGACATGACGACACGATCCCGCTCGGCCGGCTGCTGCGCGAGTGGGAGGTCAGCGACCGGAAGTACCGGGCACATGACCACGAGGCGTTCGAGGGCTGGCCGGAGCTGTCGCCGGTGAGCGGCGAGATGGAGGCGAGATGAAGCGAGCACAAGAGCAGGTCGAGGAGTTCCACCGCGCAATGGACTCGCCGAATGGGGATCGCGCAGCACCGGGGTTCTCGCGGGTAGAACTGCGCATGAAGCTCATCCGCGACGAGGTCAAGGAGCTGTTCGACGCGATCGCGTTGAACGACTTCGTGGAGGCCGTAGACGCACTGGCGGACATCAGCTACGTCGTGATCGGGACGGCTGCGGAGTGGGGCGTTGACCTCGCGCCGATCTGGGACGAGGTGCATCGCTCGAACATGGCCAAGAAGGGCGGAGAGAAGCGAGCCGACGGGAAGATCCTGAAGCCGCCGGGCTGGACACCGCCGGACATTGCTGGGGTGCTCGCGCGGCAGATGCGCTCTGCCGAGATCGTCGAGGAGATCGTCGACGAGGACGATGGAGCATGAGCGACCCAATCTTCCAAACCGCTTCTGGCCACCTGGTAGTGGCTCGTGGCGCCATGCACAGAGTGCGCGGGCAATGGAGAGTTCTCTGTTATCGCGTCGAACCTCCAGGTGGCTGCTACGGCGAGCTCGTCGTGTCGGCGCTCAAGGCGAAGAACCACCTGGCGCGCGATCTGAAGCGTGAGGCAAAGCGCCGTACTGCGGAGGATAGACAGTGAAGAGCAACGCCCGCTTTCGCCCGCCCAACGCCGCATCCGTGCCGGTGCTAGGCGCGCCGCCAACCGGACCGGTCATGCGCATGCGGCGCATCGTGCCAGAGACGGCACATGACGCTGTGGAGCGCGCCAGAGCCATGCCGTGGTGGCCGCGGGTGAAACGCGAGCAGCCGTACTCGTGCGCGGCGTGGTGGGTCTGGACGGTGCGGGCGTGACCGCCCCGCTCGTCCTCGAGCTCCAGGGCACCGCACCGACCACGGCCGCCGCGCTCCCCTGCGACTACTGCGGCGAGGGCAGGGGCGCTCCGGTCTACCCGCTGCTCAAGAACGGCCCCAGTGCGTGCGAGGCGTGCATGGCGCTGCCGGTCAAGCAGCGCGTCGACGTGTACTGCGACAGGCTGATGCGGATCGCCGGGAAGCCGAACAGCGACGCTCCGTAGCCGCCCCACCACGCCCGCTCTTGCACTCCGGTCGTGGCGGCTGGGCTCCTCGGCCCGCACCGGATCTCAGCGAGGGTGCCAACGCTGCCAGTGCCGCGAGTCGTCCGACTGCTCGTGCGTCGCCGCGTCGTGCTCGATCAACCTCACCTCGGCAGGGTGTAGCGCGTCCTCACCAGTGGTGCGCGCGTCCGCTCGTCGGGCAGCTCGGTCGCGTGCGAGACGAGCTGCACCGTTGTGGCCGCACACGCCGCAGCCGCGACCATGGTGCGGGCAGTGACGGCGGTGTTCTCGAGAGCGGGACATGATTGGGAGTGCTCCTCGGGCAGGGGAGTGATCTCAGACGCGCGCACGCGTGAGACTCAGTGAGTCAGGTGTGAACGCGGCGGTCAAGGAATCTCACGCTATGAGCGACCGGCGCAGTGTAATCGTACCGTGTGGTTGCAATCGCGATGCACCTGCATCCAGGTAGCAGGCCGGGATCATCTAGAAACGGGGCGAAAACTCCAAATAACCTGTTGCGCATATGGTCACGTATGGCAACGTATGGTCATTCCGATGGCGAAGTGCCCGAAATGCGGCGGTGAAGGCGAGACGGTCATTGGCCAGTACGTAGCCTGTGCTCGCTGCGACGGGACGGGTGCGCCCGAGGGGAGTGCTGCGCCTGCGACGGGGAGGGCGAAGCCATGAGCGCCCCCCGCCGCCTCATTGTCACATCACAGCCCGCCGCGCCCGCGAAGAACAAGGGCGGCCGTCCGAAGGGCAGCGACAACTCGACGGGCCGGCTCACCCGTGCCGCAGTGGCGCGCGAAGCGAACGGCTGGCTGCCGCTGCTCAAGGCGATGCGCCTCGGTGTGCGGGACAAGCTCGCGCACCTCGCGCACGAAGCAGAGGAGTACGGCGAGGGGTTCTTGCCGCCGCGCGAGCTCCTCGAGGCGGTGCGCGTCGCCACGGCCGGAGTCGAGCGGATGGGGGCACTGGTCAAGGCGTTCGAGGCCAAGACGCTCGAGCAGCTCGGCCAGATGAGCGACGCGGACCTCCAGCAGGCGCTGCGGGACGCGGTCGCCTCGCTGCCGCTCGACGAGCTCGAGGCGCTGGTAGCTGAGCGGCGCACGGCGGAGAGCGAGACGGCACTGGACGAGGCGCTCGGGCCGGAAGCGGAGGCGCAGTGATGGAGCGAGACTGGGAATCGAGGACCGTCTACCAGGCTCTCGAGGTGACGCCGGAGCAGATCGAGGCGTCTCGCGGCGACCAAGCGTTCGTTGACGTCACGGACGACGCAGCGGCGGTAGCTGAACTGCGACGGGTTCGGGGCCTGCCGCTGATCGACACGGACGCGGAGATGCGAGCGGCATATCCGAACGTCGCGTTGACGGCACTCGCCATCCCCATCGAGCGCGGCGGGATCGACGGCATCAAGATGCGGCAGGACGGCTCGGTCGTCGCCGCCGATGACGTTGTGGTCGGAACGATCGAGCGGCTCTGTCACCGCCCCCGCATCATCGTCTCGGGCGGCCAGTCCGGCGCCGACCGCGCAGGCTGGGACGCGGCGATCGCAGTCGGCATCGACCACGACGGGTTCGTTCCGAAGGGTCGCATCTGCGAGGACGGCGTCATCCCGTGGCGCTACGAGTGCCGCCAGACAGGCACGAGCAACTACGGCGAGCGTACGGCGCTGAACGTCAAGCACAGCGACGCGACGCTGCTGTTCCACTTCGGCGTGTGCAGTGGTGGCTCGCTGCTCACGTTCAAACTGGCGCGCAAGTTCGCCAAGCCGTGCATGGTCGTCAAGCTCGACCGCTTCAGCGACGAGCACGTCGCCGGCATCCGCGCCTGGGTCGACAAGTACAAGCCGGAGATCCTGAACGTCGCGGGCCAGCGAGAGAGCAAGGCGCCGGGCATCAGCGAGATCGTCAAGAACATCCTCGTCGCGGTGTTCGAGGGCGGGGCGTGAACACAGCGGCCACATCCTCCGCTGCGCTCGCCGTTACGCCTCCGGTGCGCATCCGTCCGGCGACGGCAGACGATGTCGCGTTCATCCTCAGCGCGTGGCTCCGCTCGTTCCGCGACGCGTGGCCGAACTGCGCGATGCCGCCGCGGGTCTACTACGACCACTATCACCCGCTCGCGACGGAGATCCTGCAACGCGACACCGTGCGCGGGATGGTCGCGTGCCGTCCCGATCAGCCATCGCGGCTCTACGGCTACGTCGTCGGTGAGCACGCCGGGGACATCCCCGTGCTGCACTACATCGGTGTGAAACGGGCGTATCGCGGCGTCGGTATCGCGACGCTGCTGGCCCGCGCGATCGGCATCGTCGATGACGCGTTCGTCTACACCTTCTCGGGGCCGTACGCGAAGCAACTCACGCGTCGTCGGCCCGCTGCGACCCACGTCGAGATCCAGGAGTTCCTGAAGCCATGAAGATCAACCGCATCAACTTCGCTCGGAGCTTCTCGCTCAACGGGCGGACCGTGACGAACTTTATCCCGGCGGAGACGCTGTGGAAGGGCTGGAACGCCGAGGTCCGTGGCGCGTCGGTATACCTCGTGCCACCTCCGCGCGTCGAGGGTCGCCGCATCGCCGTCGAGGTGCCGCGCGTGAGCTGCGAGGTGTTCTACGAGCTCGCCGCCGACGAGGCGTTCGAGTGGCAGCTGAGCAAGGCGCCGGAGCCCGCCAAGGTGCCGGAGGCAGCGGCTCAGACGAAGGGCGAGCAGAAGGGCGGTGCGAAATGAGCGCCGCCGTGAACCTGCCGATCGTCGAGGAGCGATGGAGCGTCAAAGGGATGGACCTGGAATATGCGCTCTGCGTGGACGTTCCAGAAGGCGGCCTTATCCCCAGCGGGCAATCCTGGTTTGTCACCTATACGGCGGCGGGGGCGAGTGACGCCACGCGGCAGGCAATACGAGAGTTCGCGCTCGCCGGGGTGAAACGACAGTACGAGGCTGGGCCGGGAGTCGGGCCGGTCGGCGCCGACTGGTACATCACCAAGGTCGACTACGACGATGGCATCTGGAGCTTGCGCCGCGACTCCGGCGAGACGCTACAGGTTGCGCGCAAGGACATCGCGCGCCTCGAACAGATCCTGGGAGCGATCGCCTGACGTGTGTCTCCGCGCCGCCCCATACCGCTCCAGCTGCTGCTCGCCGAGGCCGCTCGCCGAGGCAATCGCGGCGTGGACGCAAACGCCAAGGCGGTACGCATCGCGCAGCAACGCGAGCGGTTCCGGCGCGCGATCGACTGGCTGCTCGGCGACGAGCACCCGAAGCAACAGGCGTTCACAAGCAGCAAGGCTCAGCTGGTCGCCGGATTCTGCACGCGGCGCGCGGGCAAGACGCGAGGTGGGGTGCGCCGCGTGCTCGCCGACGCGATTCGCAACGTGTGGTGGCAGGTCTACGTCAACGAGACGCGCGCCGAGGCCGTCAAGCTGGTGTGGAGCGGCCCGCCCAAGCAGCGCGACGGCCTCATGCCGCTGCTCCACGACTGCGGTCTCAAAGAGGGCCTCGACTACCGCACAAACAAGACCGAACTGCGCGTCACCATCGTCCATCTCGGGGTCGACCGCGACGAGGAGAGCTACATTGACCTTGTCGGAGCCGACGACGAGGACCAGTGCAACAAGCTGCGCGGCCCCTCGTACAACCGCGCGTGGCTGGACGAGGCGCAGAAGCTCCGCCACATCGAGCCGCTCATCCGCGGTGCGCTCATGCCCGCCATGATGGACTTCGGCGGACAGATCTGGCTGACCGGCACACCGAGCGTCGAGTGCGCCGGCTTGTTCTACGACGTCACGAATCTCGAGCAGCCTGAACAGGGCTGGGAGGTTCATCGCTGGTCCGTGCGTGACAATCCGTTCTTCGGCGCGACACCCGATGAGCGGTGGGCGCGAACCGGAGCGGTCTACCTGCAACAGAACAACATCACCGCAGACGATCCGGACTTCCGCCGAGAGTGGGGTCCGGAATGGGTCAAGGAAGGCGCGCGGTACGTCTACGCGATTCACAGCGTCGAGGCGCACCGCCGCACGTTCGCTCCGCAGCGACTGCTCGCGGATGGGTTCTACGATCATGAGCGCGCCATTGCGGATCTCCCCCGTCGCCCGAACGGCCGCGCCTACCAGTGGATGTTCGGCATCGGCGGAGATCTCGGCTACGACCCCGACCCGTTCGCGCTCGCGATCGGGGCCTTCACGCCGGAGCTTCGCGACATCTACGAGATGTGGAGTTGGAAGCAGACGAAGCTGATCCCAGACGAGCAGATGGCGGTGATTCGTCGCCTGATGCGCGTTGTCCCGTTCGTCGTGATGCCGTTCGACCCAGCCGGCGCGAACGTCAAAGGCATGCTGAAGGGATGGCAGGAGCGATACGACGTGCCGGTCGAAGAGGCCGACAAGGCGCACAAGGCGACCTGGCGCGAGATGCTGAACGGCGACATCCGAGCAGGCCGCGTTCACTTCCGCGAGGGCTCACCGCTGCTCGACGAGATGGTGCACCTGCAATGGCGTCGACAAACGAGTGGCAACGCCAAGCCTGTCGAGTGGGCGGACCGTGTGGTGTCGAGCAAGAGCAAGCGAGTCCCTGGCAATCACTGCTGTGACGGATGGCTCTATCAGTACCGCCACATGACTCACTACCTATATCAGGACAAGCCGCCACCTCCAAAGGTGGGCACGCCCGAATGGGCACAGCGCGAGGCAGAGCAGATGGAACAGGCCGTCGACGAGTACGTGCACGCCAAGGCGCACGAGGAGGACTTCTATGGCTACGAATGACAGGCGGCGACCGGCGAGGGCCTTGCCGCCCGCAGACGTTGTGCAGCCGGTGCTCTTGGGTGCCGAGGGGCGTATCGCGTCCCTGCTCACCTGGGCGCGCGCGAACGGCTACAGCGTCGGCGCGCTCACGGTCGGCGACGTCTCGATCGCGCTCACCGACATGCAGGGCGGCGGCAAGGGGCGTCCGGCCGAGGGCCCGAAGGATGCGGCCGAGGGCGAAGCGGACGAGGACATCTACGAGCAATACGGGCGGGGCGATCCGGAATGGGACGCGCTCCAGGCACGCAAGAAGGGGTGAACCATGGCGCCGACAAAGACGAGCAACGCGTACTGGTGGAAAACGGAGTGCGGCGATGGCGCCAACGTCCACGACTCGATCGTCGCGCACGCCGAGGCGCTGTGGGCGATGCACACGCCGATGCGCGCCCGCGATCGGATCCACGCCCGCATCTACCGCGCAACGCCGATGCTCGCCGGCGGGAAGTACGCCGAGGCGCTCGTGCACCTGGACCAGCGTGGCTACGGGCAGGCGAGGCTGAACGTCACGAAAAGCATCGTCGACACCGCGGTCGCCAAGCTCGGCAAGGAGCGGCCGATGCCGTCGGTGGTGACCGACGACTCTGACTGGAGCATCAAGCGCAAGGCCCGGAAGTTCACGCGGTTCATGAAGGGCAAGATGCAGGAGACCGACTTCGATCGGATCGCCCCGCTCGTGCTCCGCGACGCGTGCCTGTTCGGAACAGGCGTGATCAAAATCGGCGCGGCGTTCGGCGAGATCTGCCCGGAGCGCACGTTCAAGGAGGAGATTCTCGTCGACCCGCGCGAAGCTCGAAAGGGCAAGCCGCGGCAGCTCGGCCAGGTCAAGCAGTACAACCGCGAAGTCCTGTGCGAGATGGTCGAGGGGTGGGGCCTCGGCGAGAAGGCCACCAAGCGGATGCTGCTCGCCATCGAGCGGGCCACCGCGTCGACGCAGTACCGGGGCGAGGCGGACGACGACATCCCGTCATCGGCCGGCACCGACGACGATCAGATCGACGTCTACGAGTGGTGGCACCTGCCGAGCTCGCCGGACGCCAAGGACGGCAAGCACGCGATCGTGATCAAGGGATGCACGCTGCTCTACGAGGAGTACGAGCGGCCACGCTTCCCGTTCGCGTTCGTGCACTGGACTGCACCGGTCAAGGGCTTCTGGGGCACCGGCGTCGTCGAGGAGCTCGCGCATCTCCAGAACCGCATCAACCAGATCATCCGCGACGTGCAGATGAACCTCGACGTCGCCGGCAAGCTGATCGCGTTCAGCAAGCGCGGCTCGGGCGTCATGGCGCGACAGCTGGTCGGCCGCTTCCCGACGTTCGTCGAGTACGACGGGATCAAGCCGGACTTCGTCGTGCCGCAGGCCGTCTCGCCTCAGCAGATCCAGCTGCTCGACAAGTTCATCCAGTGGGCCTACGACCTGACCGGCGTCTCGCAGATGAGCGCGCAGAGCAAGAACACGCTCGGCGCCGGAGCGAGCGGCGTAGCGCTGGATTCGTTCTACGACATCCAGAGCGAGCGGTTCGCTCACGTGCAAGCCGGCTACGCCAACTTCCGCCTGGACTGCGGCGAGCTGTACATCGACGCGGCCTATGACATCGCCGAGTGTCGCGAGGAGATGGACGACGGCGAGGACGAGAACGGCGAGAAGCGGACGAAGCGCAAGCCGTACACAGCGGCGCACGTCGACAAGCAGGCCGTGGAGCGCCTCGACTGGGACGGCGTGTCGCTCGAGCGCGACCAGTTCACGCTGCGACTCGAGGCGGTCAACTTCCTACCCGACACCCGCGCGGGGAAGCTCGCCGCGGTGAACGAGCTGTCGCTCGCCGGCGTCATCGAGAAGACCTACGCCTCGTCGCTGTTCGACGAGCCGGATCTCGAGCGCGTCAACCGGATCCAGAACGCCGCGTACAACAACCTCGAGCGCTGCATGGAGCAGATCGCCGACGAAGATCGGGACATGCCGGTCGTGCACCCCTATCTCGATCTGAAGCTCGCAAAGAAGATGGCCATGGCCTACTACAACCGCGCCGAGGCCGAGGGTGCGCCCGACGAGGTGCTGGGGCGCTACCGAGCGTTCATCGATCTGCTCAAGGCGCAGGAGCCCCCGCCCCCGCCGCCACCCGCCTCGCCACCTGGCATGCCACCGGGTGCGCCGCCAATGCCACCGCCGGGCGGTATGCCGATGCCCGAAGCCCCGATCGACCCCGCGGCGATGGCGCCACCGATGCCCGCGATGCCGCCCGCCTGAGGCGAGAGGAGACCCATGGCCGAGATCGACACCCCCAAGACCCAGCCCGACTTCGCGCGCCCTGTTGCGGCGCAGGTCGAACCCGAGCCTCGCGTGCAACTGCACGGCGACGAGGCCGCCAAGCTCGCGCTGCTGGCCAAGTACAGCGGCGCCAAGGAAGACGCGAAACCGCGCGCCCCGGATGGCAAGTTCGCCGCGAAGAGCGAACCGGAGGCGGCGGTAGAGGCCGAGCCGGTAGCCGAGGAAGCTGACGAGACGCCGGCCGAGGAGGACGCGAACGCCGCCCCGGAGTCCGATGGAGACGTGGCGGCCGATGAGGGCACACCGGCCAAGCCCGCCGCTGACCTGACCGAAGCCGAGAAGCGCTTCGCCGCTGCACTGCACAAGCTCGACGACCGAGCCGACGAACTGAAGCGCCGGCAGGAGGAGTACGAGACGCGGTATGCGCCTCGGGTGAAGCAGATCGAGGCGGCGGCCGACAAGGTGGCAGCGGACCCGATCGGCGCCTATGTCGAGTTCCTGGCCGGCAGTCTCGGCATCACCGCTGAGGAGGCCGAGGCCGAGCGAGATCGGGTGTTCGAAGATTGGGCTAGCCAACAGCTCGGCGTTGTGCAAGGCTCGAAGCACAATAAGGCGTCAAGCCAGAGCGCGACCTCTCGAAAGCTCCGACAGGATCTTGAGAGACACAAGCAAGAGACGCGCAACGCCGCCGAGAGACAGAAAGCCGAAGCCGCGGACCGCGAGTTCCAGGCTGAGGTGAACAAGGGGATCGAGGCCGTCGCCTCTCTCCTCGACGAGAAGGCCACTCCATACCTTCACGCGCTGACGGACAAGACGCCAGCCGAGACGGTGTGGGAGCTGATCGTCGAGGCGAAGAAGCAAGGCCAGGATCTCTCGCCTGAAAAGGCGGCAATTCTCGCGAACAACTACTACCAAAAGAGAGCCGAACGGCTCTCGCACCTGCTCGGAACAGGCAGTGCGCCCGAATCCAAGGGGCCCGCACCATCGCCGCCGACAGGTGAGGCACCAAAAAAGCAAGCAGCCACGGCACCAAGCAAGAAGCCAAAGACCCTCACCGATCAGCAAGCGAACGCGAAACCCGCGCTCACCACTCAGGAAGCGAAGCCGAAGTATCGATCTGTCGATGACGAACGCCTCGCGCTCCTGATGAAGCACTCGAAGTAGGCCGCACTGCGCTGTTGACGAGCGGGAACCCCGAGGAGGGTCCCGTGAGCTACACCGCAACTGATCACGACGCAGTACTCAAGGACTGGTACACCGACGAGCGCATCCAGGATCTCTCCGCTTACCACAACCCGTTCTTCGGGATGGTCAAGAAGGAGATGCAGGGCGGGCGCAAGTACGTCCAGCCCATCGACATCCAGCTCCCAGGCGGCGGGTCGGCCTCGTACGCCAAGTCGCGCACGAACCAGACCAAGTCGCTGTGGGAGGCGTTCGAGCTGACCCGCGTCACCCAGTACCAGCTGGCGACGGTCGGCAACCACGTCATCCGCGCGACGCAGAACGATCGCGCGGCGTTCCTCCCCGCGTTCAAGGAGTTCGACCGCGCGTTCCGTGCGTGCGGTGACAAGATCGCGCGGCAGATGTTCCGCACGACCGGCGGCAGCATCGGCCGCATCTCGACGTCGACCACGCTGGCCGGCGCCGACATCGTCCTGACCGATCCGGCCGACGCGTTCAACTTCTACGTCGGCCAGCTGCTCACCTCGGACACCGTCGATGGCGGCGGCACCGAGACGGACTCGGGCGACACGCTGGCGGTCACCGCCGTCGACGTCGAGAACGGCATCATCACGGTCGCCGAGAACATCGACACCGTCTCGGGTATCGCTCACGGCGACTACCTGTTCACCGACGGTGACTACGGCGCGTGCATGGCGGGCCTCGCCTCGTGGCTGCCGGTCGACCGCTCGGTGCTGAGCACCCCGTTCTACGGCGTCACCCGCTCGACGCACGAGGACAAGCTCGGCGGCATCTACCTCGACGCGAGCGCGATGCAGATCGACGAGGCGATCATCAAGCTCGTCGCGAAGGTCCACAAGCACGGTGGCATGGTCGACCGAGTGCTCGGCAACCCCGAGACGCTCAGCGACCTCCAGCTGCTCTGGAACGGCAAGCGCCAGATGACCGACGTCGAGGCGCGGGTCTCGCCGGTGGTCGGCTACCCGGGCTTCAAGGTCAACGTCCCGGGCGGCGGCGCGGTCGAGTTCTACTCGGACCGCAACTGCCCGAGCAATCGCCTCTACGCGCTCCAGATGGACACGTGGACGCTCTACCACGCCGGCGAGTGCCCTGGCTTCCTGCTCAAGGGCCTCGGCTCGGCGTACAGCGGCATCCTGCTGCCCGTCGCGGACGCCGACGACTGGGAGTCCCGCATCGGCGGGTACTTCAACCTCGGCTGTTCGGCGCCCGGCTTCAACGGCGTCGCGAAGCTGGCCTGAGCCGCGCTGGAGGTGGGGAGTGGCGCATAGCGCTACTCCCTCCTCCGCCGCACCCCAAGAGGTGAATATGGGCAACCGAACCAGAAACCCCGTCGAGGCGACCGCGGACCCGCAGCCGATTCTCGTCTGGGGACACTTCACGACCAACGGGTCGTCGGCGGTCTCGACGTCGACGATCAAGGGCTGTCTCGCGACGGTCACCCGCACCGCGATCGGAACCTACAGCCTCACGTTCCAGGAGGCGTTCCCAAAGCTACTCGCGGTCGGCGACTGCATCGTCGTCGGCTCGAACGGTCGCAAGGCGTACGTCACCGCAGTCGACGTGACGGCGAAGACGGCCACGATCCAGATCCGCGGCGCGGGCGCTGTGCCAGCGTGGAGTGCGGCTCTCACGGTGACCTCGCACGTCGTGACGCTCGCTGCCGCAGGGCGCGTCGTCGCGGTCGACGCGGTGACCGCGAGTGCGACGGGGCCGAAGTCGCAGATCTACACCGGCACACCCGGCGATGGCCAGGTGCAGGTGACGTACAGCGCTGGCGGCATCGCCACGCTGACCTTCGACACCAGCGACGCGGTGACCGCGGCCCGCATCCTCGTTGACGACGGCGGGACGATCCAGGAGTCCACCTCCGAGGTCGTCTACGTCTCGGCGCTGGTGAGCGGCTCTTCGCTCGCGAAGACCCCGCGTTGAAGGAGGCCTAGGCGATGGCGCGCACGTTCACACTGGCTCAGCTACGCACCGCGTTCCGTCGGAGGGGGGAGTACGACAACTCCGCCACGATGACGGACGCGATCGTCGCCGAGCTGCTGAACAGCGCCATCGCCGAAGTCCACAACATGCTCGTCTCGAAGGGCGAGGACTACCACCTTACCGACACGACGGTCGCGACGGTGGCGGGGACGGACTACGTCGCTGCACCGTCGGACTTCTTCAAGCTCGCGGGGCTGGACCTCGAGGTGAGCTCGACGGACAAGTCGATGCTCTGGTCGATGTCGCTCGACGACCGCCTCCGCGGCATCTCGCAGCGCGGCCGCCCCGAGCGGTATCGCCTGCGCGGCGTCGGATCCTCGGCGCGCATCGTGCTCGCGCCGATCCCTGACGCGGTCTACACGCTGCGGATCCACTACTACCCGGTCGCGACGGTGCTCGCCGCCGATGGAGACATCTACGACGGGATCAACGGATTCGAGGAGGCCGTGTTGCAGCTCGCGCTGTACCGTGCCGACGAGCGCGAGGGGCGCCCCTCGGCGAACGGGCGGCTTGGCGAGGCGCAGCGCCTGCTCGCGATGTTCAGCCAGGCGGCCGACTCGCGCATCCTCGCCGAGCCGCAGTACCTCAATCCGCCAGGCGGATGGGTGGACTACTGATGGCCCGCCGCGTACCCAGGCGCCCAGTCGCCGCACCGCGCATCTCCGTGCCGGGGGCGCATGAGGTAAGCGTCCGTGCCGGGACGACCAAGAGCGGTGGTGCTGCTCCGCTGGCCACGACCGACTCGACGGCCACCGAGCGTTCGCTGATCCAGCTCGAGGACGCGGTCAACCTGCTCGGCGAAGGGCTGAGCGTCCTCGTACACGACCTAGTCGTCGGGCTCAACCGCGTTCCGAACCCGCGTGGGCGCACAGCGCGCGCCGTGCTCCTCTGCCCGACCGTCGCCGATGCGTCGTTCGGCTTCGGCTACGACCCGGACGGCGACGGCAACCCGCATCCGCAGCGCGAGATCTGGCTGACCCTGGTCGGGGTCGATCAGCCGCGCGCGCGACTGGTGGTGCTCTAGTGGCAACGGCGAACATGCTGCTCGAGCAGCCCACGGGCGGTGGCGACACCGGGACGTGGGACGACAAGCTCAACGCCAACAACCTGCTGATCGACGCGCACGATCACTCGACGGGCAAGGGCACCAAGGTCACCGCTGCCGGCCTGAACATCACCACCGACCTGTCGCTCGGCGCGGCATCGGCGACCGCGGCCGGCTCGGTGGACTTCACGGCGAAGGCGTCGAGCTACGTCGCATCCCGCGTCCGCTCGCTCTACGTCGACAGCGGCGACAACGAACTGTACTGGGTCACGAGCGGCGGCACGCGCGTCAAGCTCACGCTGGCCAACTCGATCAACACCGCGCTGGTCGGCGGCATCACCGGCGACTACGCGTCCACCGACGCGGACGTCAACTACGAGGACGCCAACAAGCGGTTCCGCTTCTACAACGACGACAGCCCGCAGCAGTGGGCCTCGCTCTACGCCGGCAACGTGGCGCTGCACGAGGCGGCGACCTCTTCGATCTCGAACCGCGTGCTGCTCAAGAGCCCAGCGGCGCTCGCGGCCAGCTACGACGTCACGTTTCCCGCCGCGGTGCCGGCCTCGAGCAACTCGTGCGTGCAGATGTCGACGACGGGCGTGCTATCCGCTTCGCCGACGCCGACGCTCACCTCTCTCACGACGACCAGCACTGTCACCGCGGGCGGCCTCATCACCGCCTCCGCTGGACTCACCGGCGCGAGCGGACAGCACGTCACCGTCGCCGGATCCGGTCGCCACAAGCACGGCACGATGGAGTTCGACCTTGCCGCCTGCGACTTCGTGCAGCGTGCGGGTTCGTTCGGCGACGGCATCCTCGGCGATGGTGTCTGGACGTTTGCTGCCACGACCGAACTGGAAGGGGCGGTCCGCCTCCCCGTCGGAGCGCGCGTCATCTCGTTCACGGCGCACTCGGATCGCAACGGCGCCGGGACGCTCACGTACCGGCTCAAGAAGCGGACGCTCAGCACGGTCACGACCGTGGCGACGCTCTCGCAGTCGTCCGGCACGGGATGGACCACGTCGGCATCGGCCGCCATCAACTACACGATGGAGGCCGCATACCAGGTCTGGATCAGCGTCGTCTCCGATTCGACGTCGCACAGCTTCGGACACATCGTCCTGTCCTACGACTTCCCATGACGCTCGCAGAGGCACAGATTCGCCTCTCGTTCGCGGGGGGCATCGAGACGAAGGCGGACGCCAAGTCCGTTCCGACGGCGAAGCTGCTCGTCCTGGAGAACGCCGTGTTCACCAAGGCCGTTTCGCTGGTGAAGCGCAACGGGTATCAGGCCTACTCGACGCTGATCCTCGGCGAGGACGGCAGCTACAGCGGCGCGCGCGCGATCGGCAAGCGCGGCTCGGAACTGGTGCTCTTCACCGACGAGGCGGCGTACAGCTACAGCCGAGCTGCGTCTCGCTGGTCGGAGATCGGCGCGTTCCAGTCGGTGCTCGTCGCGGACAGCGTCGTCTCGAAGACGAACAGCGAGCAGACGATGGCCGACCTCGCGACGCTCGCGAGCGTCACCGTCGTTGCCTGGGAGGACAGCCGTGGCGGCGTCTACTGCTCGCTCGTCGACGAGTCGGGTCGCATGCTGGTGCAGCCGCGCCAGCTGTCCGCGACGGGTGTCCGTCCGCGCGTCGTCGTATCCGGGACGCGGCTGCACGTCTACTACGTCGAGGCGGCGAGCGGGCGGATCATGGTGCTCGTCGTCAACCCGGCGACGATCGAGGCTGCCGCAACGGACCTGCCCGAGATCCTTATCGACGACCTGGACCCGGCGCTGCCGTACTACGACGCCGAGGGGGCGAGCGACGCGGCGACGATGGCGTGGTACGCGACGACCGGCAAGATCCGCGTCGCTTACATCGCGCCGGCCGGGATGATCGGAACGCCGGGCAGCGGGTTCTCTTCGCCGCTCACGCACACGCCTGCCGCCGCACCGATGCGCTGCATCGCCGTGACGCGCAACCCGAACGGGCTGCGCCAGATCGCCGTGGTCTACGCGGGCCTGTCGAGCGTGCGCTCCTTTGCCGTCTCGTCGGCGCTGGTCGCCGGCTCCGAGGTCTCGATCGGCGGCATCGTGATGGCCCACCGCGTGACCGCCGCGTTCCTGCGCGACGAGACCGGCGGCGAAGTCCAGTACGTCGCGTTCTGGGAAGCGACCGCCGCTGCGCCGCGTGACCACATCGTGCGCTGGGCGACCGTCAACGCGACGACGAGCATCACGGCCTCCTCGGCCACGACGCAGCGTGGTTGCGGTCTCGCTTCGCGCGCGTTCGCCGACGGGGCGTACGTCTACGTCCACACGGTCCACGAGACGACCTACTTCTCGACGTACTTCCTCCAGCGGCACAGCGATGGGCAGGTCGTCGCGCGCATCCTCCCGGGTCTCGCTGGTGGGGTCACGTCGTCCGCGATGCTGCCCGGCGTGCATGTCACGTCGACGGCGCGCGAGTACGAGTGGGCGTCGATCTACAACGTGCAGCTGGAGAGCCAGAGCGGCGACCAGTTCACCGAGTCCGGGATCCGGCGCCAGAGCCTCGCGTTCGACAGCGAGCAGTCGCACCAGTCCGCGCCGCTCGGTGCGTGTCTCTACGTCGGCGGCGGGCACCTGTGGTTGTACGACGGGGCGAACCTCGTCGAGGCACAGCCGCACTACGCCCCCGACGGCGAGATCGCGCAGAGCTTCGGCAGTTTCGGCTCGGGCGGCATGACGGCCGGGGTGCGCAGCTACCTGTTCGTTCCCGAGGGAGTCACGGCGACCGGCGAGCGTATCCGCGGTCCGGTGTCGATCCCGTACGAGGTTGAGGTCGAGGCGAGCGAGTATGTAGAGTTTTCGATCCCGACGATCCGGCACACCGCGTGGCGCGCGCCGGGCTCGCGGCTGAGCATCGGCGTGTACCGCACCGTCGACGGAGACGCGTCCATCTACTACCGGTGCTCGTCGCTCGACCCGACGACCGAGGGCGACCCGAACGGCTACGTCACCAACGATCCGACCGCGGACACCGTGACGTTCCTCGACAACCTGTCCGACGACGACTTGCAAGAGCGCGAGCCGTTCTACGGGACGGGCGGCGTCGTCGAGAACGACCCGTGTCCGCCGCCGTCGATCCTGGTGCAGGGCAAGGAGCGTCTGTTCTTCACCGACGCGAGCGACCCGTACGTCGTGCGCTACACGAAGCAGCGCGCTGACGGGTACACGGCCGAGCCGTCGCCGCACCTCGCGCTCGCGGTCGACCAGAACGGTGGGCGCATCACCGGACTCGCTGTCATGGACGATGCGCTGGTGATCTTCAAGGAGTCGGCGATCTACGTCGTCTCGGGCGAAGGGCCGCTCGCCGCGCCGGACCTCGGCGGCGGATTCTCGGCGCCGGCGCTCATCACCACCGACGTCGGGTGCAGCAACGCCGACTCGATCGCGACGACGCCGCTCGGCCTCGTGTTCCAGTCAGCAAAGGGCATCTATCTCCTGGATCGCGGCAGATCGACGACGTACATCGGAGCGCCGGTCGAGGCGTACAACGCGCAGCGGGTCACGCGCGCCACGCTGGTCGAGGGCAAGACGCAGGTCCGCTTCCTCACCGACAGCGGCGTGACGCTGCTCTATGACTACCTGTTTGGCCAGTGGTCGACGTTCACGAACCACGAGGGGCTCGACGCGCTCGTGCTCGACGGGACGTACCACTACCTCCGCACCGATGGCCGCGTCTTCGCCGAGACGGATGGCGTCTATCGCGACGACAACTCGCAGATCCGCATGCGGATCGAGACGGCGTGGATCCGGTTCCGCGACGCGCTCCAGGGCTGGCAGCGCATCTGGCACGCGCTGATCCTCGGCGAGTACAAGAGCCCGCACGTCCTCGCCGTGTCGTGGGCGAAGGACTACTCGCCGCAGTTCACGCCGCCGCTCGAGATCGACACCGGCGCGCTCTACGCAGCGCAGACCGGCTATGGCGATGGCGCGTATGGCGCGGGCCCGTACGGCGGCACCGGCATGGAGTCGGTGGGGGACGCGTACCAGCACAAGATTCACATCGGCGTCCACGGGCAGGCGCTGCGCTTCCGCTTCGAGGATCGCGAGGACTCCGACGACTACGGCGCCTCGTTCGAACTGACCGAACTCTTGCTGACGGGTGGAGTGCTGCGCGGTCACGCAGCGGTGTCCCCGTCGAGGATGGCGTAGCGATGGGCACCATGAGCAGCATGGGAGCGGGGGCCGGTTCGGCGGACTGGGCAGCGCTCACCGAGGCCGCCCGCAAGAAGCGCGAAGCCGAGGCCGCTGCTGCCGCCGCCGCTGCCGCCGCAGCGCAGAGGCAGACCGACACGTACAAGGGCGCGGCGATGGCTGGCATGCAGGGCGCGCAGAACCGCGACGCTCCGCAGGCTGCTCGCACCGTCGTCGGCCCGGTCGCACAGGCCGGCTACACGACGCTCGACGGGGCGGCGCAGAACCAATCGCGCCAGTTCCAGATGGACCTCGCGAACCGGCTACAAGGCATCGCGAGCGGGCAGCAAAAGGGCGCCGGCGAGCTCGCCACGGAGCGGCAGGTGCGGCAAGGCATCGCGGCGCAGATGGCCGCTGCCGCCTCGCAGCGCGGTGGCAACGCAGCGCTCGCAGCGCGCGGTGCTGCTCGCAACGCCGGTGCACTGAGCACGAGCGGCGTCGGGCAGGCGCAACAGGCGGCGCTCCAGGATCAGTCGGCGGCGAACCAGGCGCTCGCCGGTGTCGCGCAGGGCATGCGTGGCCAGGACATCGATCTCGCGTCGCAGAACGCGCAGCTGACGCAGCAGACGAACCTCGCGAACATGTCCGCCGAGAACCAGCGGATCTTTCAGCAGGCAGGCCTGGACCAGTCGACGTCGCTCGCGAACATGCAGGCGAAGTTGACCCAGATGGGCATGAACGATCAGGCGGCGCTCAGCTACCTGTCGCTGCTCTTCGGGCGTGACGCGGCGGAGCTGAACGCGCAGCTTCAGCGAGAGGGGCTCGACGCGGCGACGCAGCAGAACGGCCTCGGATGGGGAGATGTCCTCTCGGTCGGCGGAACACTTGGTGCCGCGGCGCTGATGTCCGATCGCCGCCTGAAGAAGAACATCCGATCTGCCCGCCGCGACATCGACGAGATGCTCGACGGACTCAAGCCGTACGACTACTCGTACAAAGACGAGAAGCACGGCAAGGGTCCGCGCGCCGGGATTATGGCGCAGGACATGGAGCGCTCGAAGCTGGGCGCCTCAATCGTTCGGCAGTTGCCCGAGGGGAAAGCGCTGGACGTCAACAAGGCGATCAGTGCTGGCCTCGCCGCCGCAGCTCGCCTGAACGAGCGACTCAACAAGCTGGAGGGCAAGGGGAAGCGCTGATGCCGCCCGTCGTCCTCAGCGAGACCGCGACCGAGACCACCGTTCAGACCGAGGACGGTCGGATCCTCACGCTGCCCAAGCAGTTCGCGGCGCAGTACGGGCTCGGCGCGCCGACGCTCGGCGGATTGCAGCAAGGGCTCGGCAACGCGCTCGCACCGCAACAGCCGAGCATGCCGCAGTCGCCCGAACCGGAGTGGGTAAGCAACCCGCCAGCCGGTCCACAGCTGCCGGTGAATCCTGGCCCGCCCGACGCGATCACGGGCACCGCTCCGTCGCCGATCGCCCCGCAACCAGCGCAGCAGACGGTCCAGGCCGCGCCGCGTCCGCCTGTGATGCGCGGCGCTGGTCCCGCCGCATACGCCTCGCCTCAGACGAACCCGGCGCCCGCGCAAGCACAGGCCGCGCCGGTCGATCCATTCCGCGCCGCGCAGGGGCTCGCCGGCCAGGGCTTCGCGCTCCAGGAGGACGCGATCGCGCGGCAGTCTGAAGCGGAGGCACGCGGCGCGGCGGATGTCGCGACCGCGATGGAGCAGCGCAACGCGAAGCTCGCCGAGATCGAGGCAGGGCGCGCGAAGCAGGCCGAACAGGACCTCGCCGAGAAGCACCGGATCGAGCGCGAGTACGGCGACGCAGTAAAGGCGTACGGCGAGCACAAGATCGACGAACGCGGCGGACAGCCGAAGCTCAACTCGGCGAAGGGCGTCGGTCTGCTCGTGTTCCAAGCACTCGCTGGCATCGGCGAAGCGATGGAGGGGCGCAACGGCAATCCCGCGATGGACCTCGTCCAGCAGATGGTCGCGCGCAACGTTCAGTTGCAGATGGCTGAGCGCGAAAAGCTCGGTCAGCAGGTCGGAATGGTCGGCCAGAAGGCAGACCGCTTCTCGCGACTCGCCGGTGACCGCGCCGCGGAGTTCAACCTGCGCATGGCGGGCGAACTAGAGAAGGTCGGCCGGCACATCGAAGGCATCCAGGCGCGCACGAACAGCGAGACGGTGGCGACGCGCGCGGACCAGCTGCTGGCGCAGAACCGGATTGCGCAGGCCGGTTATCTGGAGCAGGCGGCGAACGGTGAATGGAACCGGACGGTTCAGCTGCGCCAGCTGCAAGAACAGGCTGCTGCTCGGGCGCAGGCGGCTGCCGCGCAGCGTGAGGACATGGCCTATCGCCGCGAGCAGGACCAGCTGAATCGCGATGAACGCCAGAGCAACCGCGCCGAAGACCTCGCGCTGCGACGTGACGAGCTCGGACTCGACGTCGCCAAGGTCAACGCCGCAGCTGGACAGAAGGCCAACGAGACGTTGCGCAAAGAAGGCCTGTTCTTCAGAGGGCAACAGATCAACAAGAAGGACGGCTCACCGCTGCTTACTGGGAACGAGACGATTACGAAGGAACTGCGCACGAAGATCGGCCAGGCCGAACGCATGGCCCAAATCGCCGACGAGCTTGATCGTATCTACACGAAGGAGGGGTGGACCTCAGACGTGTTGAACAGCGACGCCAACGCCCAGGCGCGCGCTCTCGAAGGTGAACTTGTTCTGATCGCGAAGGAGCAGGCGAAGCTCGGCGCGCTGTCGGGCGCCGACTTCGACATCATGTACAAGAAGATCGGTACTCGCGACGTGACCGGATACAAGGACCCTCGCGCCGGGCTCGCGAAGTTCAGAGAGGGTGTGGTTCGCGGTCTCAACGCTGAGTTGCGAGCGAATGGGTACGACGGCGATCCCATTGAGATGCCGCGATTCACCACCTCTGCGCTCGCGCCGGCGACGGAGTCGACGGAGGCAAGGCTGTTTCGCGACATCCAGGCAGGTCCGGTGAAGGCGCCAGCGCTAGGGAACACCAGACGGTATGCCGCGCAGTTGGCAGGAGACCAATCGGGCGCTAGTGCCGAGGAGCTATCCGCTGCTTTTGCATCCGGAGAAGCCCCTGTCGTAGGCACAGCGAGAGCTGCATTCGATGCTCTCGCGGTGTTGGCATCCAAGCCTGGCGGCGAGGGTGCGCTCAAGACGCTAGCGACCGTATATCTCAGCGACAAGAGACCTCGCTATCGCGAGATGGCGGCCGGGATCCTTCTCCAGAACAACATCGATTTCAACGATGAAAAAGCGCTGAAAGCGCTGGCGGAGGGTCGGTAGTGCCATCTGCGGCGGACATCCTCGCGCAGTACGACCAGGAGCAGGCCTTCGCGCCGGCGGAGACGGTCAACGTCCGCACGCCCGAAGGTGACACTCTCGCGATCCCGGCGAGTGCGGTCGACTACGCGCGAGAGCAAGGATTCACCGTCGAGGACTCCGCGATGGAGGCCGAGCGCATCGCCCGCGAGGTCCGCGAGGAGCGCTACAGCGGCGCAGGCAACACGATCACCGCTGGCATGCTCGGCCTCGCCCGCGGTGCCACGCTGGGTCTTAGCGATGTCGTGCTCACCGCCGGCGACGACGCAATGGCCGAGGAGCTACGTGGTCTCAAGGAGGCCAACCCCACGCTATCGACCGTCACCGAGGTCGCCGGCGCCGTACTGCCAGCGTTCGCGTCGGGGGGCGCGTCCACGGCATCGCGGATCCTCGGCGCTACGCCGGCCGGCATGGCG